TTTGATATATCTCCAAAGTAATTAAAAGGTTTGTTGAATTGCTTGCGCCTCATCAACAGTTCCCATTATATAGATTTTTCAATCCATGTCAACCCTTTTCGTAACTTTATTTACCCCCTCGACCCCACCCGTACCCCACCCCCCAACTTATGTTTGGGTCCCATCCGCCACCTAGTGCGCTCTGTTTTACACAAATCATCACCAAATTCCTCAATAATCACCAACACCTACCTCACAAACATCTCTTACAAAAATAATACGTGATACCCCCCACCCCCCTTCAAAATATACACGTCCATCCTACATCACAAAATCGCGGAAACCCCCCGTCAAGGGGACCCAAAAACAAAAATGCGGATATACTATTTCAGTGGGTGGTTAAGCCGACCTCAGAGGATGTAGTAAGCTAAGACTTTTTCGGCTTTCTTATTAGCGTGAAACAACTACCAAATCTGCACTCACCCTTTACACCCCTAATAATCCCTGCTATAGTCCGGCTAACTTGAGTCCTCTCATGCAAATAAGGCTTTATGCAGAACATAAACCAGCTATTAAACTTTGATCCGGAGAATCCGGAGCCATACCATCCCGAGCTTGAAAGAGTATCGGAGTCAGACGTCCTGTTTGCCAAGGATGTTTCGTATCGAGAAGAAGTGCGTGCTAAAGCTAGAACCATTATGGAGCTAATGCAGCACGGCATGCAGGTTGACGACACCCCAAATGGCGATATGATCGCTGCCGAGATCCTGCTAGACCGTGAACCATACGAAGATCACAAAGATAAACCCGATATAATCCTTCACCTTGCTGCAATGATGACGGAATTTGACCATGAGGTCGTTCGTGATGCGGTACAGATGCGTAGGGTAGTCACCAATAAGTTACTATTAGAAGCTTCAACTGCTGAAAAAGCCAGTGAGCGCATCAAAGCGCTAGAGCTACTAGGTAAAATCAGCGATGTCGGTCTGTTTGCAGAGCGTAGCATCGTCACAATCGAGCATAAAACGACCGAAGAACTGCAAAAAGAGTTCGAGGACACGATACAGTTGCTACTAAATCCAAAAACAAACACTTACGAGTCACCAAAAGACGCCGATATGCCTGATGTGAATATTAAGGACATACAGATTGGAGTCTAGAGTAACCTTAGAGAGCATGACACCAGAGCAATTGAACATGGTGGAGGCTAATATTGGGAAACTCCCTGCTGAAAAGCAAGTGCACTTTCGGAAAGTGATGGCAGAACTGCGGAAACGCAAACAAGGTGAGCGATCACAGGTTAATTTTTTAGATTTTGTGAAGCAAATGTGGCCTGGGTTTATCGGTGGGCGTCACCACAAGATCATGGCAGAGAAATTTGAGGCGGTTGCTAGAGGTGAGATCAAACGGTTAGCCATCAGTCTCCCTCCACGTCATACGAAATCAGAGTTTGCGTCATACCTACTACCAGCGTGGTTCCTCGGGAATTACCCAGAGAAAAAGATCATGCAAGCCTCACATAAAACGGAGTTAGCAGTTAACTTCGGTCGTAAGGTGCGTAACTTGGTGGACAGCGACTCTTACAAAACCATATTCCGTGATGTTGAGTTGCAGACTGACTCTAAATCAGCAGGGCGTTGGGGCACTAACAAGGGTGGCGTGTATAACGCGCTAGGTGTTGGGTCCGGGGCGGCAGGTATGGGTGCGGATATATTTATTATTGACGACCCGCATAACGAGCAGGACATCATCAACGGGAACATGGACGTGTTCGACCAAGCGTGGGAGTGGTACATGTCAGGTCCACGTCAGCGTCTACAACCGGGCGGTGGGATTATTGTCGTGCATACTCGGTGGAGTAAGAAGGACTTGATCGGTAGGTTACTAGACTATTCGATAAAGAACCCAGAGGCGGATCAGTGGGAGTATATTGAGTTTCCGGCGATATTTAACGACGGGACTGACCACGAGGAGTCACTGTGGCCTGAGTTTTGGCCTCTGCCTGAGTTAAAAAAGATACAGAACACGATCGCGCCGCACTTGTGGAACGCTCAGTACATGCAGAACCCGACAACGGAAGAAGGGGCGCTGATCAAGAAAGAGTGGTGGAGAGACTGGGATAAGGATCACCCACCGAGCTGTGAGTTTACGATAATGAGCTTGGACGCGGCGCAAGAAGCGACAAACAGGTCTGACTATAATGCATGTACGCTATGGGGTGTGTTCTACATGGACGACCCAGATACAGGGCACAGTCGAGCAAACATAATCTTGTTGAACGCGTGGAAACAACGCATGGAGTTTCCTGAACTAAAACGGACGATGATCGAGGAATGGAAAGAATGGGAACCTGATGCGTTCATTGTGGAGAAAAAGTCTAACGGAGCGGCACTCTACCAAGAGTTACGATCAATGGGGATACCAGTTAGTGAATATACCCCGTCTAAAGGTAATGACAAAATTTCCCGTGTGAACGCGGTTAGTGATATATTTGCATCAGGGATTGTCTGGGCACCCCGTGGTCATAGGTGGGCTGAAGAGGTGATTGAAGAATGCTCAGATTTTCCAAACGGCGAGCATGATGACTTGGTGGATAGTACCACGCAAGCGTTACTGCGTTTCCGAAACGGGGGATTCATTAGACTCCACTCAGATTATGACGATGAGCCGCAAGAATTTAGACGGTATAGAGGCAAAGCGTTATACGCTTTATAAATTAAGGAAAAGATATGGCTATTGATAAAGGATTGTACGCGGCCCCACAAGGTATACAAGAAATTGCGCAGAAAATGGGTGCCCCCGATATTGAGATTGAAATTGAAGACCCAGAATCAGTAGAGATTACTGCTGGTGGAATGACAATTGAGCTTGATCCAAGTGATGAAATGGATGATGAGTTCAATGATAACTTAGCAGAGCACATGGATGAAGGTGAGTTAACACAGCTTTCAGGTGACTTACTAGGCGACTACGACTCGGATATTGCTTCACGTAAAGAATGGTTAGATACCTACGTTGACGGTATTGAGCTCTTAGGAATGAAGGTTGAAGATAGAACAGAGCCATGGCCTGGGGCTTGCGCTGTATATCATCCGTTGTTAGCTGAAGCATTGGTTAAATTCCAAGCAGAAACAATGATGGAGACCTTCCCAGCTGCTGGTCCAGTTAAAACTCAGATTATCGGTAAACAAACACAGGCTAAAGAAGAAGCTGCAGTTCGTGTTAAAGACGATATGAACTATCAGTTGACAGAAGAGATGCCTGAGTACCGTCCAGAACATGAACGCATGCTGTGGGGCCTAGGATTAAGCGGTAACGCGTTTAAAAAGGTGTACTACGATCCTGCATTAGAACGTCAAGTTGCTATTTACATCCCCGCTGAAGATATTGTTGTGCCATATGGCGCATCTAGCTTACAAACAGCACCTCGCGTAACGCATGTAATGCGTAAAACAGAGAATGAACTACGCAAACTACAAGTAGCAGGCTTCTATCGTGACATTGAATTAGGCGAACCAAGCCATACAATCGAAGAAGTTGAGAAGAAAATCGCCGAAAAAATGGGCTTTAACGCCACAATGGACGACCGATATAAGCTTCTCGAGATGCATGTAGACCTTGATTTACCGGGCTTTGAGGACGTAGATGAGGACGGAGAGCCTACAGGTATTGCATTACCATACGTGGTAACACTAGAACGCGGTACTGGCGAGGTATTATCAATCCGTCGTAACTGGAATCCTAACGATAAGACACGTCAAAAACGTCAACACTTCGTGCATTACGGTTACATACCGGGTTTTGGCTTCTACTGTTTCGGGTTGATCCACTTAATCGGTGCAGCTGCTAAATCAGGCACGATGTTACTACGTCAATTAGTTGATGCAGGTACATTATCTAACTTACCGGGCGGCTTTAAATCTCGTGGCCTACGTATTAAGGGTGACGATACGCCGATCGCTCCAGCGGAGTTCCGTGACGTGGATGTGCCATCAGGTACGATCCGTGACAACATCTTACCGTTGCCATATAAAGAGCCAAGCCAAGTTCTTCAATCATTGATGAACCAGATTATCCAAGAGGGTAAAGCGTTTGCTAGCGCAGCTGATATGCAAGTATCAGATATGTCAGCTAACAGCCCAGTGGGTACAACCTTAGCGATCTTAGAACGCACGTTGAAAGTGATGAGTGCGGTTCAAGCACGTATTCACTACGCAATGAAACAAGAGTTTAAGTTGCTTTCTGGCATCATCCGTGACTACACACCTGATGACTATAGCTACGATCCTGTTGAAGGTAATCGTATGGCTAAACGTTCAGATTATGACATGGTTGAAGTTATTCCTGTGTCAGATCCAAATGCAGCAACAATGTCACAAAAAGTGGTGCAGTATCAAGCGGTTATGCAAATGGCGCAAGCTAATCCACAAATCTATGACTTGGTTGAGCTTAACAAACAGATGCTTGAAGTATTAGGCGTTAAGAATATTGGTAAGTTAATTCCAGGTGCAGGTGAAGAGAAACCTAAAGATCCAGTTTCTGAAAATATGAACATTATCAATGGTAAACCAGCTAAGGCGTTCTTACATCAAGATCACCAAGCGCATATCACTGTTCATATGTCAGCGATGCAAGATCCGAAGATCCAACAAATGATTGGACAAAATCCACAAGCGCAAGCAATTCAAGCAGCAGCGATGGCACATATTAACGAGCACTTAGCGTTTGAATATCGTCGTCAGCTAGAAGAACAATTAGGTGCAACATTACCTGATCCAGATAGCCCAATGCCTGAAGAAACAGAAGCAACAATGTCACCATTGCTTGCACAAGCTGCGCAACAGTTATTGGCTAAAAATCAAGGTGAAGTTCAACAACAGCAAGCTCAACAACAAGCACAAGACCCACTCGTCCAAATGCAACAAGCTGAGCTACAGTTGAAAGCACAAGAGATTCAACTTAAAGCTGAGAAAACTAAAGCTGATATTGCCGCTGATCAGGTTCGTTTACAGATTGAACAGATGCGTATCGAGTCTCAAGAACGTATTGCTGGCGCTCAAATCGGAGCTAAAGCAGCACAGGATAAAGAGAACTTACAGGCTAAACAGTTAGCTGAAGGGGTTAAAGCTGGAATGAAAGCAGTAAGCGATGAGCGTAATCGTGAAGTGCAAGAAGCTCAAATTGAAGCCAACAAAGAGGCGCAAAGAGCAAATCGTAAACAGCAACAACCTACTGAGGAATAATTATGAATGACACGCTAGAGTATTTGATGGCACAAATCGAAGATCAGCGCACTGCAATTATTGAGAGTCTTGGCGACGGTTCAGCTAAGACTTTTGAGGACTACAAACACTCTGTCGGTATGGTTCGAGGTCTACTTACCGCACAGTCTTTAATTTCAGACCTCGCAAAACGAATGGAGAACTCGGATGAGTGAACTAAACCTAAGTCAAGCAATTGACTTAACAGGTATCGCTGCTGACGCACCAGAACCAGAACCACGTGCAACTCAGTTACCTGAACCAAAAGGCTATCGAATCTTATGTGCAGTACCCGATGCTGAAGACAAATATGAAAGTGGTATTGTCAAAGCTAGTGATACTAAACGTATTGAGGAAAATGGCACTGTAGTATTGTTTGTCCTGAAAATGGGCGACCTTTGCTACAAAGAAGAAAACAAGTTTCCTACAGGCCCATGGTGTAAAGAAGGTGATTTTGTCTTGACCCGTGCGTATGCAGGCACTCGTTTCAAGATTCACGGACGTGAGTTCCGCATTATTAACGATGATACCGTCGAGGGTGTAGTTGATGACCCACGCGGCTATACACGCGCTTAGGAGTAGAAAATGGCTAAAAAACCAGAGTTTGATGATGAGTTCGAGTTTCCTGACGAAAAAGAAGTAAACACAGTCGGTGCTGAAACTCAAGACGAAGTTAAGGTTGAGATTGATACTGAAGGTGATAACGTCGAAGTAGATATTGTTGACGATACCCCTGCACAAGATCGTGACCGCAAGCCACTACCGAAAGAATTGGTAGAGGAGCTTGAAAAAGACGAGATGACCGAGTATTCCGAACGCGTTAAAGAGCGTATGGCACAACTCAAAAAGGTTTGGCACGATGAACGTCGTGAGAAAGAAGCAGCTGCGCGTGAGCGTGAAGAGGCTGTTCGCTTTGCCCAATCTATTATTGAAGAAAATAGACGCTTGAAGTCATCATTGACCACAGGTGAGCAGTCATACATTGAAGTGGCTAAACAAGCTGCTGAACATGAGATGAGTCTAGCTAAACGCGAATACGGCGAAGCATATGATTCAGGTGATACTGAGAAGATTATTGACGCACAACAGCGTTTAAACTCTGCTCAGATGAAACTTGCTCAAGTACAAAATTATCGTCCTCAATACGAAAAAGCTTTACAAGAGGATACGAATGATGTAAATATAGAACCACAACGATCCCAAGTACCCAAACCGGATCAAAAAGCTACTGCATGGCAGGCAGAAAATGAATGGTTTGGATCAGATGAGGAAATGACTAGTTTAGCTTTGGGATTGCATGACAAGCTAGTTAAGAGCGGCATTAGCCCAACCTCAGATGAATATTACAATACCATCGATAAAACGATGCGCAAACGTTTCCCAGAATACTCATGGGAAGATTCGCTGGACGAGGAAGTACCCGCCCAACGCACAAAACCGTCGACCGTTGTTGCACCGGTAACGCGTAGTACCGCGCCCAAAAAAGTACGATTGACCACATCACAATTAGCTTTGGCTAAGAAGTTTGGTTTAACCCCGGAACAATATGCACGTGAGACACTGAAATTGGAGAATAGATAATGAGCGATACAACAAGACAAAACCGTGAATTAGAATCACGCGAGACCTTTCAACGACAAACACATTGGGCACCAGCAGCGCTGTTACCTGAAGTGAATAAAGAACCGGGTTGGGCTTATCGCTGGATTCGTACAAGCATGGCAGGTAATGCTGACGCCACTAACGTTTCTTCAAAAATGCGTGAAGGATGGGAACCCGTCAAATTGTCGGATCACCCTGAAGTGCATTTATATGCAAACCAAGATAGCCGCTTTAGTGATTCAATTGAAGTAGGCGGTTTGCTACTATGCAAAACCCCAGAAGAATTTGTTGAACAACGTTCTGCTTATTACAATAAACAGACTCAGTCTCAGACTGAAGCGGTGGACAACAGCTTCATGAAGGAGAACGATGCACGTATGCCTCTATTTAAAGAGAAACGCACAACGACATCGTTTGGTAAAGGTAAATAACTTTTTAGGAGAACTACTATGGCTACAACAGCAGCCCCATATGGTTTACGTCCTATCAACCTGATTGGTGGTCAGCAATTCGCTGGCTCAACACGTCAAATCAAGATCGCTAGCGGTTACGCAGCTAACATCTTCTTTGGTGACGTTGTTGCAATCGGTGTAGACGGTACCATTGTAAAAGTAACAAACGTAGGTACAAATGCAGATCCATTCCCAGCTGGTACAGTTGGTGTGTTCTTAGGTTGTGCTTTCACAAGCCCTACATTGAAATACTTCTTGAACTCACAATACTGGCCTACTGGTACTGTTGCTTCAGATGCTATGGCATATGTATGTGATGATCCTGACACATTGTTCCAAATCCAAGCAGATGATGCTGTGACTCAAACAATGCTAGGTTCTAACTTTGGTGTGAATCAAACAGCAGGTTCTACAACTACTGGTGATTCAAAAATTTCATTAGACGTGGCTACTCGTGCTACAACAAACACTATCGCATTGCGTTTAGTTGATTTTGTAAACGGTCCATTCTCTACTGTTGGTGACGCATACACTGATTGTATCGTTAAATTTAACTTTGGTATCCATACGTATTACAATGGTACCGGCGTTGGCGATTAAGGAGAATAAATAATGGCTATTTCACGCGCACAGCTACTCAAGGAACTATTACCGGGCTTAAATGCTTTGTTTGGTTTGGAGTACAAACGTTATGGTGAAGAACATCAAGAGATCTACGAAACAGAGAGCTCAGAACGTTCTTTCGAAGAAGAAACAAAATTGTCTGGCTTCTCAGCAGCGCCAGTTAAAAACGAAGGCAACGCCATCGCTTATGACAACGCTCAAGAAGCTTGGACAGCTCGCTACACACACGAAACTATCGCTTTAGGCTTCAGCTTGACTGAAGAAGCAGTAGAAGATAACTTGTATGACACTTTATCTGCTCGCTACACTAAAGCATTAGCTCGCGGTATGGCATATACTAAACAAGTTAAAGCAGCTAACGTATTGAACAACGGCTTCAACGCTGGTGGTCAATATAACGGCGGCGACGGTGTGCCACTATTCAGTGCATCTCACCCACTTGTTACTGGCGGTACAAACAGCAACATTCCATCAACACCAGCAGACTTGAACGAAACTTCATTGGAAAATGCAGTTATTCAAATCGCAGCTTGGACTGATGAGCGTGGCCTATTGATCGCTGCTAAACCACGTAAATTGATTGTTCCACCATCATTGCAATTCGTTGCAACACGCTTGTTGGAAACAGAATTACGTGTTGGTACTGCTGACAACGATGTCAACGCATTGAAAAACAACGGTTCAATTCCAGAAGGTTACGCAATTAACCACTTCTTGACCGACAACAATGCTTGGTTCTTGACAACAGATGTGCCAAACGGCATGAAACACTTCGTTCGTACTCCATTAGCAACATCAATGGACGGTGACTTCGATACAGGTAACGTTCGCTATAAAGCACGTGAGCGTTATTCATTCGGTTGGTCAGATCCGTTAGGTATGTACGGTTCAGCAGGTGCTTAATAAGCACAGCTAGGAAAAGCCCACTTCGGTGGGCTTTTTTATTGACACATCAAATAATTAGGAGTATAAAAGTCACATCTAGGAAAATTTTTATCCAGTTCAGACTGCCCTAGCAGACGTTATAGAGACTGAACGGATACAACGTGCTATAACACAAGGAAAATATTATGGCTAATACCACATTCTCAGGTCCATTACGTGCGGGTACTATTCGCGATACAACAGGTACTACATTAGGTACAAACGTTGCTAACGTAGGTCAAACAGTAATGGGACAAAGCTTCCGCTTTACTCAAGCAGGCTTAGCAACATCATCAAACACACCAATCGTAGTTCCAGCAAACAGCCAAATCGTAGAAATTACACTCTACATTGATGCAGCAATGTCAGGTGGTACAACTACTTTAACAGTAGGTACATCAGCTTTAGCTACAGCATTTACAGCTTCAGGCGCTGTTACAGGTAACGCAGTTGGTATTGTTTCAGTAACTCCAGGTACAGATCCTACACGTACAGATGCATTTATCGACGTAGGTACAACTGACGTTCGTATTGCCTTGGCTACTGCAAACACAGGTACAGGCTCAGGTGTAATCACCGTTCGTTACTTACAAAATACTAACTTACTATAATTAATCTAGGGGCTTCGGCCCCTCTTTAAAAACTAAGGAGATTAATTATGGCAATGCAATATGATGTGCTCTCGGCACATATTAACGTAACAGGACAAATGATAACTGGACGTGCTCGTCTAAAAGCTATCGTCGTAACAGGTGGCGGTAGTGCAGGATACGCGTATCTATGGGATACTACTTCAGCTCCAGTTGCAGTTACTTACGCTCGTTCAGGTAATACAATTACCGTAACAAACAATGCTCACGGGTTATCAACAGGTGCTCGTGTAGGTTTAGTTCTTGGAGCAGGTACAGGCGGTCAAGGTACTACTGGTAATTACACAGTTACAGTAACAGGTGTTAATACATACACAGTTCAAGATCTTAACTCAGGTTCAATTACAGCAGGTGCAGCAGGGCTTCAAGCTTCAGGTTGGCTAACTTCAATTGATATTGCAGCAAATGAAACAGTATCATTACCTATTCCAGGTGAAGGAATTTTAGCTGAATCAGGTGTATATGCATCAGTAACTAACTTATCTGGTTTAACTGTATTCTATGGCTAAGAAAAACCCATCATTAGCAGTAGGTCGAGGTGAGAAGCTCCCTGTATCTAAAGGTGCAGGTCTCACAGCTAAGGGCCGTGCTAAGTACAACAAAGCTACAGGATCAAACCTAAAGGCGCCACAGCCAGAAGGCGGACCTCGTAAGAAGTCATTCTGTGCTCGTATGTCAGGTATGCCCGGTCCTATGAAAGATGAAAAAGGTCGCCCTACTCGTAAGGCAGCCTCACTTAAAAGGTGGAAATGTTAATGATTAAGCATGTTTCAGAGATCAACGAGCATACAAAACACGTCATTGATTGGACTTCAATTGGAATTATGCTTGGTTCATTAGTACAAATTTTACCGTCGATTGCAGCGGCGTTAACTATCGTATGGACTGCAATTCGTATTTACGAAACTAAAACCGTACAAAGATGGTTAGGAAAAGGAAAATAGCATGATTATTAACGAAAATGGTCAAGGTAACGCTCCTGTAGTTGAGGAAGCACCTGTTAAGAAAACTAAGAAACAACTAGCGGCTGAAGCTGCAGCGGCTGAAGAAGCTGTATTGGTTGAAGAAAATGCCGAGCAAGAGTAAAGCACAAAGAAACTTCATGGCTGCCGCAGCACATAATTCTGCGTTTGCCAAAAAAGCGGGAATTCCAACTAGCGTAGCTAAGGAATTTAATCAAGCAGACAAAGGTAAGAAATTTAGAGAAGGTGGAATTATGAAAGACGACATCAAACAAGATAAAGCAATGGCTAAAAAAGCTGTTGGTATGCACGAGAAACAATTACACGGCGGTAAGAAGTCAAACCTAGCAGCGCTTAAAAAAGGTGGTAAGGTTATGAAGTATGCTGAAGGCGGTAGCGTAAAAGACGTGCCAGAAGATGACAAACCACCAGTCGATAAAAAAGGTAAATACATCAAACCACGTCCGTTTAAAAGTGGCGGTTGCGCTAAAATGGCTCGTGGCGGTGGTATCGAAGTTCGTGGTAAAACACGTGGAAAGATCTGCTAAATGAGACCCTCACGCGGTATGGGTTGTATCGCTAAAGATAAGATGCCCGGGGCTAAGCCTCGGGTTATTAAGCGTAAGGACGACCCTACATTCGTAGATCAATATAAACGTGGTGGTAAAGTTAATGCCGCTGGCAACTATACAAAACCTGAACTACGTAAGCGTATTGTATCTCAGGTTAAATCCGCTGCAACACACGGTACTGGTGCAGGACAATGGTCAGCACGTAAGGCTCAGTTAGTTGCTAAGAAGTACAAAGCTGCAGGTGGCGGGTATAAATGAGTGCGTTAGCTAAAAGCCAAAAGTCGTTAAAAGCTTGGGGCGATCAGAAGTGGCGGACTAAATCAGGTAAGAAATCATCCGAAACAGGTGAACGATACCTACCTGAAAAGGCAATAAAAGCGTTGTCCCCTGCAGAGTATGCAGCAACAACCAAAGCAAAACGTGCTGGTAAAGCAGCTGGTAAACAGTTTGTAGCTCAACCAGACAAGATTAAAAGCAAGGTTAAACCTTACAGGAAAATTAAATAATGGCTTTAACAACGACAACATCAGGCACCAGCTCATTTAATCTAGATATTAACAATCTAGTAGAAGAGGCGTTTGAGCGTTGCGGCTCAGAGTTACGTACTGGTTATGACCTACGTACAGCTCGTCGTTCGTTAAACCTATTAACTATTGAGTGGGCTAATCGTGGGATTAACCTCTGGACAATTGAAGAAGGCACTATTCCATTAGTGCAAGGACAGATTTCGTATACCCTTCCTGTTGATACTATTGACCTGTTAGATCAGGTAGTGCGTACAGGTACAGGACAGAACCAACAAGACATCAATATCACACGGATTAGTGAGTCTACATACATCACGATTCCTAATAAGAACGCGCAGGGTCGTCCGATTCAAGTGTGGATTAACCGTCAATCAGGCGCAACCTACCCAGTAACTGGCGTTAAAAACCCTACAATTAATGTGTGGCCTGCACCAGAACAAAGTAACTATTATACATTCGTGTATTTCCGACTACGTCGTATTCAAGACGCTGGTGAGGAAGGTACGAATACACAAGATATTCCATTCAGGTTCTTACCATGTATGGTTGCAGGACTTGCATACCATTTGAGTTTAAAGATACCTGAAGCAGCACCTCGGATTGAGATGCTTAAATCAGCATATGAGCAAGAGTTCCAGCTTGCAGCCGATGAGGATCGTGAGAAAGCGTCACTGCGACTAGCACCACGCATGCAGTTTATTTAGGATAAGACATGCCAAGTAAATACAGTTCTGGCAAGTTTTCAATCGCCCAGTGCGATAGATGTAATTTTAGATTTAAACTCAGTCAGTTAAAACGATTGGTAATTAAAACCAAGAATGTTAATATTCTTGTGTGCAAGGATTGCTGGGAACCGGATCAGCCGCAGTTGCAATTAGGTATGTATCCTGTAAATGATCCGCAGGCAGTACGTGATCCTAGACCAGATTTAGGATATTTCCAATCAGGTTTAAATGGATTACAGTTAACTGAAACCACTAGTGATAACCCAAATTCAACAGGGGTACCATTGGTCGGTAGCCGAGTAATACAGTGGGGATGGAACCCAGTAGGGTTAAACGATCCTTTTAATTTAGAAGTAAACCAATTGGTTGCCGTGTCTGCAGTAGGTACAGTGACCGTAACAACCACATAGGAGTAATAAAATGGCTTTCAAATCAGGCGCACAAGGCATTAACACAAAAGGTAAAACTAAAGGCAAACAATTAGGCATCGACGGTGCTAAGTTGCCTGTAAATGGTGGTGTTTCTAAAGGCGGTAAAGCAAGCACAGTTAAATCAATCGACATGAAAAAAGTAGGTCGTAATTTAGCACGTGCAGCTAATCAGAAAAAGGGTTAATCATGGCTGAATATAAACAACCACAAAATGTACCTACACCAAATATTGGTTGGGATACAGATCCAAATACACTTAAAGCAGGTGATATGGGAAAAGACACTGGTACCCCACGCGTAAGCATGGGTAATCCAGGCCGTAACCAAGTTAAAACTTCAGGCGTTGCACAACGTGGTAAAGGTGCAGCAACTAAAGGTTTTACATCACGTGGTCCATTAGCATAAGGTAGTCCAATGAACTACACCCAGTTAGTTGCAGAGATACAAAGCTACACCGAGAATCAGTTTGAAACAGCTGATATAAACACGTTTATTAAGGAAGCTGAACAGCGTATTTATAACTCGGTGCAGTTCCCTGCTATTCGTCGGAATAAGACAGGTACAACTACTGTAAATAATAAATATTTAACTTGCCCATCTGATTGGTTGGCAACGTTTTCGTTAGCTGTAATTGATGCTTCAGGCAACTATAAGTACTTGTTGGATAAGGATGTTAACTTTATTAGGGCATCATATCCCGCACCTACATCTACGGGGCTTCCAGAATATTATGCCTTATTCGACCAGAACACATTCATTTTGGGGCCAACACCCGATAGTAACTATTCTGTTGAGCTGCACTATTATTACTATCCTGAGTCTATTGTCACTGCTAATAATACTTGGCTTGGTGACAATTTTGATTCTGCCTTATTGTATGGTTCGTTGTTGGAAGCGTATACGTACATGAAGGGTGAGGCTGATGTATTGGCTCAATATCAAAAACGATATGACGAAGCCATGTTCTTACTCAAACAGTTGGGTGATGGTAAGAATAGACGTGATGCATACCGCAACGGACAAGTTAGGGTACCAGTCGTATGATTACGCAAAATTTATGCAATGTATTCAAATTGAATGTACTTAAAGGGCTTGAGGACTTTGATGTAGGTTCTGCGTATACATACAAGATTGCTTTGTATACAGCTAATGCAGATTTAAGTGCAAGCACAACCGTATATACTACGACCAATGAAGTAACCGGTACAGGGTATACAGCTGGTGGGAACACGCTAACAAAGGTTACTCCTAGCTTAAGTGGATCAACGGCGATAGTAACGTTTAGTAATGTCACTTGGAACCCAGCTAGTTTTACGACTAGAGGGGCGTTGATATATAATGCCACAACAAATGCAGCTGTAGCTGTACTTAATTTTGGCGAAGATAAAACCGCAGTGAATACATTTACTGTTACATTCCCAACGGCGGATGCAAACAACGCCATTATTAGAATTTCTTAGGAGTTTATTATGATAGCACCACAAAAACAAGGCTCAGGTGATAGCGCAACAATTACGTTGCAAGCTGGCGCCGCTAAAAACGAAACAGTAGGAATCGAAGGCGTTTACCATGTTGAATGCCGCGATGCAGCTGGTAATTTGAAATGGGAAGAATCATTCCCTAACCTAGTTAATGCTGTAGGCAAACAGTTAATGTTAGACACATTACTTAAAGGCTCTAGCTACTCAGTGACAGGTCCTTTCTTGGGTTTGATTGATGGCGCTAGCCCTACATTTGCAGCTGCAGATACAATGGCATCACATGGCGGTTGGACAGAGTTCACTAACTACACAGTTGGTGGTTCAGCAGTGCGCGGTACAGCAGTGTTTGGCTCAGCAACCTCAACAGGTACAACACCATCTAACGTAACAACATCAGCAGCTACACCGATTGTATATACAATTACAAGTTCTGGCGGTACAGTTGGTGGTTGTTTCTTAGTAACAGGTTCAGGTGCATCAAGCACACTAGGTAACACAAGCGGTACATTATATAGCGCAGGTGCATTCCTAGTAGCTAAAGTTACAACAGCTGGTGATACAGTAAGCGTTACATACTCAACAACTGCAACAAGCTAAGGAGTCCTTAAATGGCTCTAGCGTTATACGATCGCGTCCAGCAGCAGGGTACAGCCAATACCACGGTAAGCTTTACCCTGACTTCTACCGTTCTTGGATTCCAAGACTTTACGGTAATTGGTAACGGCAATACCACATACTATGCAGCGACCGATGTAACAGGTAACTGGGAAGTAGGTGTAGGCACGTACTCATCAACTGGTCCAACATTAACGCGTACTACCATTTTATCTTCTAGCAATTCAGGAAGCGCTGTTACCTTCTCTGGTGATGTCAATGTATGGGTTACATACCCTTCAGAAAAGTCAGTTAATCTAGACGGCACAGGCAACGTATCAGCTTTAGGTACAATTACTTCTGGCACATGGCAAGGCTCAACAGTTGGTGTAGCTTACGGCGGTACAGGCGTTACAGCTTCAAGCGGTCCTAATTCAGTTGTATTGAGAAACGGGTATGAGGACATTGTTGCTAGTCGTATTTCACAGTCAGTGGATAATGTCGCAGCTGCTGGCGGTACTACTGCTTTAACAGCAGCTTCAAAATTTTGGCAAACTCTGCAAGGTACAGGCGCGCAAACCTTTACGTTACCTGACGCAACTACGCTACCTATTGGATTCTGGTTTATATTTGATAATGACTCTACAGGTAATTTAACCGTAAAAGATTATGGAAATACTACACTAGATGTAGTTTCTCCTGGCGGGTATTCATTATTTTATCTTGATGATATTAGTTCAGTTGCAGGTGGTTGGAATCGTGCAGGGCTAATCCCTTCAGAAGTTAACTGGGGGACAAATAGCCTAGATTTAGGTGGCTCAACAGTTATCACTAATGGTGTTTGGCAAGGTACTCCAGTAGCGTATAATTACGGTGGTACAGGGCTTAATACATTTACTGCAGCAAACTACGCACTTTATTCAACATCAGCTTCAGCTTTAACAGCAGGTACATTACCTATCGCAGCTGGCGGTACAGGACAAACAACAGCTACTGCAGCGTTTAATGCATTAGCACCAAGCCAGTCAGGTAACGCTGGTAGTTATTTAACAACAAATGGCACCAATACTTCATGGGCTGCATTATCAGCTGACCCAGAAGGTACAGCGCTGTTTTTATCGACGATGATGGGCTAAACCATGGCATACACTAATACCTCATATGTATCTAAAAACGTAGGGACTACGCCTGTAGTATTAAATACTGTTGGTTCAGGGGTAACAGCTACACTAACAAGCTTTGTAGTAGCTAACACTTCAGTTTCGCCTATTACAACGGATGTATACTTCACGCGTTCAGCAGTTAACTACTACATAATTAAAGGCGCGACAGTGCCAGTAGGCGGATCATTGGAGGTCATGCAAGGTAATAGAATTGTGTTAATTGCATCTGATGCATTAACGGTTGTAACAAGTGCGGCAGCTTCGGCTGACGTAGTAGCATCTGTCCTTCTAGCGAGCTAATATGGCATATATTGGGAACACTAACGAAACTCAAGCTTTTGCTCCAGCCATTGATTATTTTAATGGTGATGGGTCTACGGTAGCATTTACACTATCACGGCTTGTGGCATCTGTTGCTCAGGTTCAGGTTGTTATTGAAAACGTTCCGCAAAATCCAGGTGATGCTTACACAGTCAGTGGGCAAACGATAACATTTACAAGTGCTCCACCTAGTGGTACAAGTAATATTTATATTTACTATACAAGTCCTATTACACAGATAATTCAACCAGGACAAGGGACAGTTGGCCCAACACAGTTAACTACAGCAGTCACAGGTAAAATGATTGCAATGACGATAGTATTTGGATAGGAATAAAAAATGGCAAACCCTAATATAGTAAATGTTACGTCAATTTACGGTAACACTTCATCAATTCTACTTAGTACCACGGCAGATCCATTTGCTACAGCATTAATCAATAACCCTGCTTCAAGTGGTAAAATTTTTAAGATTAATTCTATTGTGGTTGCTAACGTAGACGGCACAAGTGCTGCAGATGTAACTATTAAATTATTCTCGCAAGATGATTTAGGCGGCACAGGCACTGCATTGCTTTCTACTGCATCTGTACCAGCTGACGCATCGTTAGTAGTATTGGACAAAACAACAGGCATTTATTTACTTGAAGATAGATCAATAGGCGCAACAGCAAGTGCTGCTAATGATTTAGTTGTGACATGTTCTTGGGAAGAAATTAACTAATGTCAAATCGCTGGTTTGGTGGATTAGTAAGGAGTACAAGACCTACTGTTACAGGTGGACAATCTGGTGACGCGCAGGGGGTTTATACTACAACACAAGCACTCCAACAAGTTTCTGGTGGTAATTTTCCATTGCCTAAATCAGTTCCAGGCGCACCGACTATAGGCACTGCAACAGCAGGGACAAACAGAAATGCAACTGTAGCGTTTACCGCACCTGCAAGTGATGGCGGGTCAACAATTACAGGATACACAGCAACCTCAACTCCAGGTAGCATCACTGGAAGTGGTTCAAGCTCTCCAATTACAGTAACAGGGTTAACAGCGGGTACTTCATATACATTCACTGTTACAGCCACAAATGCTATTGGAAACAGCGCAGCTAGTGCAGCAAGTAACTCAATTACGGCAATTGCTCAATACACAGCAAGCTACTTAGTCGTAGCGGGTGGTGGCGGTGGTGGTGAAGGTACTTATGGTGGTCGAGGTGGTGGCGGTGCTGGCGGTATGCAAAATGGCACATCAACCCTAAATCAAGGTACTGTATACACAGTTACTATTGGCGGCGGCGGTGCTACAAACGCAACTGGAGCGGCTTCCTCAGTATTTGGTATCTCAAGCACTGGCGGTGGTAATGGTGCTGGTTCAGTTGGCCCAGCTGTAGGTGGTTCAGGCGGTGGTGGACGAGAAGGCGCTGGTGGTGCTGGTGGTACTGCTGGACAAGGTAACGCAGGTGGTAGTGGAGCTGGCCCAGGTGCAGGCGGTGGTGGCGGTGGTAAAGGCGCTAATGGTAACAACGCGCCAAGCGGATCAGTTGCAGGTGCAGGTGGTATCGGTGGCATAAACCCAATAACAGGCTCAACCGCAGGTCAATTAAGTGGTGGAAATTACTACTTGGCTGGTGGTGGCGGTGGTATTGTTTGGGGTGGCTATGGCGGTGCAAGTGGTGCTGGCGGCTTGGGTGGCGGTGGTAGTGCATCAAACGGTACTGCTAATACTGGTGGTGGCGGTGGTGCAGGTAGTAGAACTGGTGGTTCAGGTGTTGTTGTTATTTCCGTACCTACAGCCAACTACTCAGGCGTAACTACTGGTAGCCCATCAGTATCTACATCAGGCTCTAATACTATATTGCAATTTAACGCATCTGGAAGCTACACTGCATAATATGAGTGATCACAAAGGTGGTTGGGCTTTTCAGGTAGACACTGTTAATAACTGGGCATACTGGGACGGTGCGCTATCAAAAGAAGAGTGCGAACAGATTATTAAACTTGGTGAATCCAAGATTGTTAAAAAAGCAACAATTGAAAATAAAGAAGAAGACAAGCAAATAAGAGATAGTGAAGTATCTTGGATATATCCATCCGATGCAACATGGCTATACGAGAGATTGACTTCAATTGCTGAAAACTTAAATAATCAGTTTTTTAATTTCAATTTATTTGGAATGATTGAAGGAATACAATTTACTAAGTATACAGCGCCATCAGGTTTCTATGGCATGCATATGGACAAAGTGTTTAATGGGGCAGCTAGAAAACTATCTATCAGTGTTCAGCTATCTGATGAAAAAGAATACGAAGGTGGTGAGTTGTTGCTATACACCAAGACCAATCCAGATGTTATGGGGAAAGAGCAGGGGAAATTAGTTGCCTTCCCTAGTTATATATTGCATGAAGTCAAGCCAGTAACTAAAGGTAAAAGATATAGTCTAGTAGTTTGGATAACAGGAGAACAATTTAAATGAGTCATTTTGCAAAAGTAGTTGACGGTAAAGTTACACAAGTCATTGTGGCTGAGCCAGAGTTTTTTGAAACATTCGTGGATTCATCTCCTGGTGAATGGATTCAAACATCATATAATACCTATGGTGGTGAGCATAAACTTGGTGGTACGCCATTACGTAAAAACTATGCAGGTGTTGGATTTACCTATGACCGTGCATTAGATGCGTTCATCCCACCAAAACCGTTTGATTCATGGGAGTTAAACGAGGATACTTGTTTATGGCATGCACCAGTACCAATGCCAGATGATGGTAAACTATACACATGGAATGAAGAAACAACATCTTGGGACGAAGTTCCAACGGAGTAATAAATGGCTATTAGTCGAATAACTTCAGCAAGTATTGATAACCAATCTGTTGGTACTGCAAAACTCGCGCCGTTAACTACACTGCCTGTTTCTGGTGGGGCTACATTAACATTACCAACTACAAGTGGGACATTAGCTTTGTTAAGTCAAATTCCCATAACTGTAAGCTACCTTGTTGTAGCTGGCGGTGGTTCAGGCGGTGGACAGTATGTTGGCGGCGGTGGTGGCGCAGGTGGATATTTAACAGGTACTGCAACATTATTTTCAGGAACTACATATTCATTTATTGTTGGTGCAGGCGGAGCAACAAAATCATCTGGTGGCGGTAATGCAGGTAGTAATTCAACTGCGTTAGGATTGACAGCAATTGGTGGCGGTGGTGGCGGTGCTAATGGTGTAAATGCTGGATCTGGTGGTTCAGGTGGCGGAGCAGGGTCTAATGCATCACCTGGCTCTGCTAGAGGTTCTGGTACTGCTGGCCAAGGAAATATGGGCGGTTTGGGGTTTGATGGCATTAGTGCCAATACAGATTCAGGTGGCGGTGGTGGCGCAGGGGCGGTTGGTGGAAATGCATCATCTGCTTTAGGTGGTACTGGTGGGGTTGGGTTATCAAACAGTATTACTGGTTCTGCAGTATTTTATGCTGGTGGTGGCGGTGGCGCTAACGATGTGGCAGGAACAGTAGCATCAGGAGGTAATGGTGGCGGTGGTAATGGAGCTACAGTAAATGCTTCTGCTACATCTGCAACTGCAAACACTGGCGGTGGTGGTGGTGGCGCATCTACTCCATCATTTACAAATTCTGGCGCTGGGGGATCAGGTGTAGTAATTATCTCAATACCGACTGTAAGTTACTCAGGAAATACAACAGGCTCTCCAACGGTAACAACCTCTGGCTCAAATACAATTATTAGATTTACAGCTTCTGGGAGCTATACAGCATGAGTTACATCGGAAATCAGCCAACCTCAGTAGCGTTCTTAACTGATACCTTTAACGGTAACGGATCAACTACAGTCTTCACAATGTCTGTAGCACCTGCTACTACGTCCTCAATGTTGGTTGCGATTACTGGCGTGGTTCAAGATCCAAGTACATACTCAATCAACGGCACAACACTTACTTTTTCAGCTGCGCCTCCAAGTGGTACAGACAATATCTCTGTTCGTTACTTAGGCATCCCAGCAAGCGGTGTTACAACAACTGCATACCGCACAGTGACTGAGTTCACAGCGACAGCGGGACAGACAACGTTCTCAGTGCCGTCATACACAGTAGGCTACATCGACGTATATCGTAACGGCGTTATGCTTGGCAGTGCAGACTATACAGCATCAAACGGCACAACTGTTGTATTAGCTGCAGGTGCAACAGCAGGCGACCTAATTGAAACCATCAGCTTCTTTGTAAGCTCTGTGTTGAATGCCATCCCTGCAACAGCTGGTGCGGTTAACTCTACTTATATAACTGATGGGGCTGTCACCACATCCAAGATAGCAAACGACGCAGTGGGCGCGACTCAGATTGCTGCAGGGGCAGTTGGTACAAGTGAGTTAGCGGATAGCTCAGTAACTACAGCGAAGATTGCAGCGGGAGCGGTTGTTCAGGCGGATATAGCAACAGGAGTCGCAGGTACTGGCCCAGCATTTAATGTGCGATTAAATGGTACTCAGTCGCTTACTGCAAACGTAGCAACCAAACTTAATTTTAATACAGAAGATTTTGACACTAACAATTGCTTTAATACTTCTACTTTTCAATTTACTCCAAACGTGGCTGGATACTATCAATTTATTCTTCAAACGTATGGAAATGCAACAACTGGGTTTTCTACAGCAAGACTATACAAAAATGGTTCTGTAGAAAAAGAAGGCGTTTTAGGTATTCCAGTAGCAGGGGTTGGAACAATTTGTTCAGTAGTTGGATTAATATATATGAACGGCACAACAGATTATATAGAGGCTTACGGGTATCAGAGCGTAAATACAGTAATTCAAAGCGCAGCATCTGTTACGTTTTTTAGCGGTTCAATGGTAAGGGCAGCATAATATGACTAGAGCAGTTAACGTATCTTCTGCAACGCCACCTTCATGGACAACGGCAACAAGGCCGTCTAATCCTATTGCTGGTCAGCAAGGTTTTAATACCACAACAGGTTTTCCTGAATGGTATGATTCAAATTCAAATGATTGGGTATCATTTAACAGCTCACCTCAATACACTATATCGTATTTAATTATAGCTGGTGGCGCTAGTGGAGGCACTTTAGGAGGCGGTGGTGCTGGTGGGTATAGGGCTAGCACAGCATCTATTAATATTGGGTCAGTTTATACAGTTACAGTTGGAGGCGGCGGCTCTGGTGGTACTGCTGCTCAAGGTAGTAGTGGTTCAAGCTCATCGCTGTCTGGAACTGGATTAAACACAATTACCTCAATTGGCGGTGGTGGCGGTGGCGGCACAACTGGCTCAACTTTACCTTTAACTGGCGGTTCTGGTGGTGGGGGTACAGGTATTGATTTTGCATCAGCAGGAGCTTCGGGAACTTCAGGTCAAGGATTTGCAGGGGGTACTGGATTTGCTTCTGGAGGAACTAATGGTGGCGGTGGTGGCGGTGGTGGATCATCTGCTGTAGGTTTAAATGCGAGTAGTGGCACAGGTGCGGCAGGTGGTGCTGGTACTGCATCATCCATTACGGGAAGTTCAGTAACACGTGCAGGTGGTGGTGGTGGTGGTGCGTATTTACTTAACTCTACAGGAACTGCAGGTTTAGGTGGAGCGGGTGGTGGTGGTAATGGTGGTAGAAACGGCTTAAACGCTACTGCTGGAACAGCAAACACAGGTAGCGGTGGTGGTGGTAATGGCTTTAATTCAAGTGGCAACCTGCAAGGATCTTCTGGCGCTGGCGGATCAGGAGTGGTAATTCTTTCCATACCTACATCTAGATACACAGGTGTTACAACAGGTTCACCAACAGTAACCACAAGCGGATCTAATACAATACTTACATTTACAGCTTCTGGCTCATACACAGCTTAGGAATTATTATGCCATTAACACAAGTAGACAGTGGACTTATTGAATCAGGCGCTGCTTTGTCAAACATCGGTGCAGGGAATATCACGCCAACATATTTAGCTACAGGCGCTGCTCTGACAAACATCGGCACAGGGAATATCACAACTACATATTTAGGAAACGCATCAGTAACTCCAGCTAAGTTAAGTCAACCTTTAACAAGCGGAACTGCTGTATCTGCTAGTGGCACTTCTGTAGACTTTACTGGTATTCCTTCATGGGTTAAGCGTATTACTGTAATGTTTAATGGGGTTAGTACAAATGGCACTTCAATTATATTGATTCAATTGGGAGATTCTGGTGGCATAGAAACTACAGGATATGTTGGTGCAGCCTCATATCTTGATAATGCAGCTAGCGCAGATACAGGTTCTTATACAAATGGAATTGCTTTAAGTAGAATTAACACTGCAGCCTCTACTTGGAATGGTTTAATTACTATTTGCAATGTAAACGCAAACATATGGGCTGCTAATGGAACTACTGCAAACCCAGAAATACCAAGAACAAACCCTACAGCAGCATCTAAAACTTTATCAGACGTTCTTGACCGTATCCGCATCACAACAGTAAACGGCACAGATACCTTTGATGCTGGCTCAATTAACATTTTGTACGAGTAAACTCTAATGTTTGGAATCAGTGCTTTTGCTCAAGTACCTTTTGCTAGTTTAGCATCGACAGCGCACGTCGCTACGATGGATGAGAATGTTGGTATGGCTGATGCAAATACACAGATCTTTTCATTCCAACAAAGCCTTACCGAAAACGTTAACATGTTTGAGTTTGACACCACTTCTGGTGAGTTCTATGGCTTGATCAATGAGTTTGTTACGATGGGTGACTCAAGCACTCAGACCTATGACTTCTTGCAAAGCATTACAGAGAACATTGCAGCGAACGATGACAACCAAATATCTGCACAGTTTGCAGTAAGTAAGACCGAAGATTCAACAATTGCCGACGATCCAGTGCCATACTTTGCTGCGCTACAATCACGTGTTGAGCCATTCACCATGGCAGATGCTTATGCGGTAACAGCAGAGCTTTACTTCAGTATTGTAGAGAATGCAAACCTAGACGACGTTCGCGAAATGACCGCGCAATTCAGTGTGTCACGCACCGAAAACCTAAGACCTGCTGATTCAGCCACTATCTTAGCGCAGTTTGTTACAAGCAGAAATGAAGATGTAACATTAAACGATTTAGCTACAATCATTAGCGTATTCTTTGAAACAGTCGTTGAGAGCTTCAATTCAGAAGATGCAGAAACAATATCAGCACAGTTTGTAAGTTCAATACAAGAAAATATTAATTTAGCTGACTCAGCAACGGTAACTGCAGCGTTCCAAACAGCAATTAACGAAACATTCTTAATGTTGGATGAGCAGTTCCCACGTGGTTGGTTCTTAATTGACGATAGTCAAACTGCAAATTGGACTGATATTATAGATGCACAGACACCAGGTTGGGTAGATGTAAACGATGCACAAACAGATACATGGGTTGACGTTAACGACATTCAGTAAGGATTAGTGTAAAATCGCTAAAAAACAAAGGACTATATTATGGCAAGCACCTTTTCACCTATATTACGTATTGAACTTATCGGTACTGGCGACCAGTCAGGCACATGGGGTAATACGACCAACGTTAACTTAGGTACATTGATCGAACAAGCGATTGCTGGAACTGCAGCGATTGATGTAACTTCTGGTAATGTTACGTTAACAAATTTTAATGGTACAACCGATGAAGCCCGCTGCATGGCTATCCGAGTATCAGGTACCCCAGGTACATCTCGAAATGTGATTGCTCCTGCTGTAAGTAAAATTTATGTAATTGCCAACGGTTCAGATGCTGCTGTGGTATTAAAAACATCCGCTTCTACAGGGTTAACAGTACCAAGTGGTGAAGTTTATCTAGCTTATTATGATCCAACAATTGGCACTGCGGACTTCCGGCTAGTAGGTCGTGCATCAAGCACAGCTAACACAGCTAACACATTGGTACTTCGCGATGGCTCAGGTAATTTTGCGGCAGGTACAATCACTGCAGCCTTAACAGGTAACGTAACTGGGAACTTAACAGGTAGCGTAGTAGGCGTGAATGTATCTTCATCAGGCACATTAGCAGTTACAGGCGGACTCACATTAGATGGTGCTGCTGGTACATCAGGTCAAGTTATGGTATCTGCTGGTTCAGGTAATACTCCTACATGGGGTAATGCGTTTGTAGCTGGCATGATTATGCTATGGTCAGGATCATCAGGTTCTATTCCTAGTGGATGGTTACTATGTGATGGCTCTAACTCAACGCCTGATTTACGTAATCGTTTTGTAGTGGGTGCGGGATCTACTTATGCTGTAGACGCAACAGGTGGCAGTGCAGATGCAATTGTTGTATCACATACTCACTCAGTTACAGACCCTGGACACGTTCATACGCTTTCAGGAACAAGAGCCTATAATGTTAGTTTGAACGATATTCAAATGACAACGCTTGCTCCAAATAATACAGGACAAGGTTCTCCAGTAACATCAACATCACTTCAATCTGCAACAACAGGAATCACTATTGCATCAGCAGGTTCAAGCGGTACTAATGCTAACTTGCCTCCTTACTATGCGCTTTGTTATATCATGAAAAGTTAAAATGAAAACCTTAACTCTATTTATACTTGGTCTATTGATTGGCGGACTACTGGCTGTAGGAGTTAGTCATGCAGAAGAAACAACAATTAATTATAAAGGTCAACCTGTGCCCAGTGCTATGGCTCCTTCGATGTCAGCTTTCTCCCAAGATGTTTGTGGGATTGGTGTTAGCGGCGCTGTTAACGGTGGCGTATTTTCTGTAGCTGGCGGCACAATGCTGACAGATCAAAACTGCGTCAAGCTAAAGTGGGCTAAGTTCTTACATGACTCAGGTCTTAAAGTAGCTGCTGTATCGCTAGCATGTGGTGCAGACAAAGCAGTATGGCAAGCCCTAGAAATGAGCGGTTCACCATGCCCTATAGGTGGTTCTATTGGTGATGCAGCAAGGAGAGCTTGGTTTGAAATACATCCTGAATGGTTCCATGACTTATATGGTAAGACTTTTACTCTGCCTTTGGCTGTTAATAGGAGCGAATAATGTTTATGCATATTGTTACGCAACTGAGTGGGCGTATTACGGCCCTGTATACTCGAGTCTTGGGGTGGCTAACGGTACATCTATGGCATCGTGCCAAGCACTTGCATGCCAGCTTTACCCAGGGATTCCAGAGTGCGGTCAGCCTGTTCAGCCGCCTTGTCAAGACATTGTTGAGTTTCAAAGCCTTGCTTGCGAGCCTAATTATAGTGGTGCAATCAATCAAAGCCGCACTAAAACGTGTAGTAACAATCAATGGACAGACTGGGTCACAACCTCAAACAACTGTACGCCAGACCCGCCAACGTGTTTCCAAACGGTCCAAGAAAGGCAGCTAGCATGTCAAGATGGATACGTGGGATATATAACTCAGCAGCAAATTTCAACCTGTCCAACGCCTTACGCTCAGCCAGTGGCAGGATCTTGGGTAGAGATACAGAACACGTGCGAGAAGAGTGCAGTCAATCCAACGAACGTGAGCAGTCCGATCAGTCCAGCAAGTCCTATAAATCCAGTCAGCACGCCTGTGCCCGTCACAGCACCAGAACCTGCAACTGTGTCGACGGAGAATGTGCAGACAATGACGGAAGCCAATGTGTTACCAGCAACGTCAGCACCAGCATCATCATCGGCAACGACGTCATCGTCACAGACTCCAGCGAGCTCTGCGACACCCAATGCAACAAGTGCCACCCAAGCCTCTGCGACCACATCGAGCGGGACTACGCCGACTACACCGCAAGTATCCGCACCGAAGGGCAGGGAGCTGGTTCCTGGATTCGGCTTAGTGATGAGTCTGGACATACTAAACGCACCAATAATACAACAAGAACAGACGTTGAACACGTTACTGGAATACCAACAGGAGTTACCGTATGAGCTTAGAGGAAATCAAGGAGTCTTACTCGAATTTATCGTCGACAGTGAAGCTACTGCTTACTTTGATAATAGGGGGCGGTGGGAGCATAATTTACTTAGGGGTTACGTATTTCAACGACTCCAAGGCTTCGATTGATTTTGTTAAGGACTACAAGCCTTATGATGATAGCGAAGTTAAAAGTTTAATCAGCAAGACTAACACTGAGCTGCTAACTAAGAACGCGGCACTAGAGCAAGAAAACGCAAGACTACGTGCAGAAGTATCAGGCGCTCAAAGTGCGCTAGTACAAGCATCAAGTCAACTGGCGCGAGTACAGGAAAAGGCAAGCGAGGCTGCTGTTGCATCTACAGAGGCTAAGACAATTGCGCTAGGTACACAACGTGAAACACAAGCGATGCTATCTAGTATTCGTGAAGAACTTAAATCAACAAGAGAAGGCTTAGAAGCACGTATGAAAGCGTTGCAGAAAGCTACCGTTAACCCATTAGGAAACTAACATGCTATCAATATTATCAGGTTTACTAGGTATTGCTTCTTCAAGCTTACCAAATATCTTAGGGTTCTTCCAAGCTAAGGCTGACCAAAAGCATGAGCTAGCAATGGCTAAGATGCAAACTGAACGTGAACTGGCTATGGCGCAAGCAGGCTTTGCATCACAGGAAAAAATTGCAGCTATTGAATATGAAAGCACTCTAGCAGAAACTTACACTAAAGAACGTGAGGCGTTATATGACCATGATAAAACGTTGGTTGAAGCAGCTGGACCCTTTATCCGTAACCTTAATGCTGCTGTGCGCCCTGTTATTGCTTTCACTTTTGTATTTGAATTGGTTGCTATTAACTTTATTGGCTTATGGTGGGCTATTCATACTAATGTAGATTTTCTACTAGCATTACGTGAAGTGTTTGGCTCTGACGAAATGGCAATCTTAAGTTCAATTATTGGCTTCTACTTTGGCTCACGTCAATGGGAAAAGCATAATGAAAGTAAGTGAGAAAGGCATTAAGCTACTCAAGCATCACGAAGGGTTTCGTAAAAAGCCCTATCAGTGTGCTGCTAAAATCTGGACGATAGGCTACGGTCATGCAATGTATCCAGAACAGATGAAAATACCTTCTACACCTGAAGGTATGGCTGCGCGTAAAGCTTTTCCTTTAAAGTATGCAGACAATCGAGTATGGAGTGTAGAAGAAATTGACGCATTATTGGTTAAAGATGTCGCCAAGTTTGAGCGAGCAGTCGAGCGTTTTATTAGTGTACCGCTTAGACAGCATGAATTTGACGCTCTTATATCTGCTACTTATAACCTTGGTCCTGGCTGGTTGCAAAGATCTCAGGTTCGTCAAAAGATTAACCGTGGCGATAAAAAGGGTGCTATGGAAAGCTTACGCAAGTATAATAAAGCGGGCGGCAAAGTCCTAAGAGGGCTAGATAATCGCCGTAAAGATGAAGAAGCATTATTCTTAGGTAAATAACATGGCGCTATCTAAACTAGTATTTAAACCCGGTATCAATCGCGATCAGACTAACTATGCTTCAGAAGGCGGTTGGTTTGAAATGGATAAGGTACGCTTTCGTTCAGGCTTTCCAGAAAAAATTGGTGGTTGGGTTGTTCAAACATTACAACCTTATGCTGGAGCAGCTAGGGCTATTTATCCTTGGATTACTTCTACAGGACAACAGATTACTGCGGTTGGTACTAACGAAAAAATATACCTAGTTGTAGGTACATCATTAATTGACATCACGCCTATTCGCGTAACATATAACTCCGGTTCAACACCATCTACTGATAACTGCTTTGCTACAACTAATACTTCAACTACTGTAACTGTAACGCTTACAGCACATGGTGCTGAAGATGGGGATTATGTAACATTCTCTGGGGCTACGGGTCCAGTAGGCGGCATCCCTGCATCTGACTTAAATAAAGAATTTAAAGTAGCTAATGTTACAACTAATACGTTTGATATTACAGTAGCAACTGCGGCTACTTCAACCGTTGCTGCTGGCGGCGGTACTGCAATTGTTGCAGCCTTTCAAATTCCTATCGGTAATAATAACGTTACAGCAGGTTATGGTTGGGGTGCAGGAACATGGGGACGTGGTACTTGGGGTTCTGGTACAACAACGCCGGTATTCCAACCGGCTCGCCTAGAGTTCTTCCAAAACTTTAACAATGATTTATTGTTTAATATTGGTGGTGGGGATATATACTACTGGGCATTTAATAGCTCATTCTCTACTCGCGCTATATTACTATCAGATGTAGCAGGTGCCGTTGCGGTACCACAACAAGTAGGTAAGATTTTATTTGCATCGACTGGTCACTTAATTGCTTTAGGCTGTACGCAATACGATGCAGGAGGAACACCTCCAGATTATCTAGGTGCATATGATCCGTTAATGGTACGTTGGGCTAACGTTGATGCCGATATTGGACCTGAGCCTGAAAACTGGAAACCTGAACTGACAAACACTGCTGGCTTCTTTAGGCTACAAGCAGGTTCAGAAATTATATCAGCGATCAATACGCGTCAAGAAACATTGATTTGGACTAACACTGCACTCTACTCTATGCAGTTTTTAGGTACGGCAGAAGTATTTGGTCAACAACCGCTTTCAGCGCATATCTCAATTATCGGACCTAATGCAGTTACAGGGGCAAATAACGTTACCTATTGGATGGGTAATGATAAGTTCTATACTTATTCAGGTCGTGTTGATACGTTGCCATGTACGCTACGTCAGTATGTGTTTACTGATATTAACCGTACACAAGGTCAAATATTCTTTGCTGGTAGTAATGCACAGTTTAATGAAATTATTTGGTTCTATTGTTCAGCTAATGCATCACAAATCGATAGATATGTAATCTATAACTATAGCGAAAATATTTGGTACTATGGGCAATTATCACGTACCTCTTGGGTTGATGCAGGTAATACTGATTATCCATTAGCTACCCAAGATGGTTGGGTATACCAGCATGAAAATGGTCAAAACGATGGACAGCCTTTAGGTGCCGCTCCTCTTGGGATGAACAGCTATATCCAATCAGCTGATGTAGACATATCAGATGGTGAAAACTTTATGCTACTACGTCGTATTATTCCTGACGTTAACTTTACTGGTTCAGCTATATCTAACCCTGTAACAGGTGCACCTATTACTCCAGAAGCTACGATGATAGTTGGCGTGCGTAACTTCCCTGGCGCGGTAAGCGAAACGACTAATGCAAGCAACTTATCAACATCACGTAACGTGGTAACTGAAGCAACGATTAACCAATACACCAACCAAGTATTTGTTCGTGCGCGTGGTCGTCAGATGAACTTTAGAATTGGTTCAACTGGTGTTGGGGTACAATGGCAGTTAGGTATGCCTCGTGCTGATGCACGTCCTGATGGTCGCAGAGGATAATAATGGCTGAGCTTAAACGACTAGAATCGCCAGCTGCACCAAACTTACCTATTGCGCCTACGGTCTATAGTGGGCAGCACTTTGACATTCTAAACAATGTGCTTCGGTTGTACTTTAACCGTTTAGCTGATTCACTTAGAGTGTTGTTTGATACTAGTGGTGGTAGATTTTTACAGTTTCCTCATATTGCCGCTTCAGATAATGTAACTCAATATGCTACGGCAGCTAATACTCCGACGATTATTGAATGGAGTACTTTAGATTATGGGCTGGGGTTTACGTTAAATGTAGATAACACCGCTACCGCACAATACACTGGGTTGTATAAAATAACATATAGTCTTCAGCTAGCTAATGATGATAATGCAGCACACGATGCGATTGTATGGCTTCGTAAAAACGGATCAATTTCAGCTAACGATGTTGCAAATTCAACCACTATTTTTACTGTACCAGCACGTAAGAGTGCAGGGATTCCATCATTTGTAGGCGGTTATTCAGAAGTAGTATTTGAGCTTAATGCAGGTGATAAAGTAGGTTTATGGTGGGGTGCTACACAAGCGGCTTCTTCAGGCGGTGCTACAGGTATTTATATTTATGCGCTACCTGCACAAACTACTCCTATGGCATACCCAGCAGTTCCATCAGTAATAGGCTCTATAACGTTTGTATCTGCACTACCATCATGATATTATTCAAGAAATTAAGTAAGGACTAAAAATGGCAACACACCAAATCGCTCAAGGTATCGCACAGCTAGGTCGCAACGGTGACTCAACGCTAGTACATATGCAGCCACATGAGGTTGCCGGTCTTCAAGCACTTGCTAAATCGCAAGGTACATCACTTACTATTAACCCTGAAACAGGGCTGCCAGAAGCATTTAGCTTAGGTGGGTTCTTCCGTTCATTGCTTCCTACTATTGCTGGAGCAGGTTTAAGCGTAGCTTCTGGTGGTGCTTTAAGTCCTTTAGCAATTGGTTTGATTACGGGTGGTGTTACTGCAGCAGCTACAGGTGATATTAAACAAGGCATTATGGGTGGCCTAGGTGGCTATGGCGGTGCTGGATTAGGTTCTTCATTACAAGGCTTTGGTGCAGCTGCTCCAGCAGCTAATACGTCAGTAAACACAGCAGCAACTGCAGCTGATCAAGTAGGTAAGGCAAGTGCAGTAGCTGGTGCTGGCGATGCAGCAGTTCAAAACGAATTAGCTCAAGCGGCACTATTAAAATCAGGTCAAGTTCAAGCGGCTAATGCAATCAAACCAGGTATTGATTTTGCAAACGTTCAAAGTGGTGGTCCTGGCATTTTCGGAAATACCTCACAGGCTACAAATTTTAATTCGTTAGCAGGCGCTAAACCTGTAGTTGGTTCTGGTGCAAATGTTAATTTATCAGGTCAAATGTCTACCAACATCCCAGCTTCTGGTGTTATGAATAAGCCAACTATTTTGTCAGGCACTCAAGGGTTTGAACAAGCTGGTACAGGTATTTCAAGAGCAATTCAAAATCCCGGTGCATATGCAGATTATGTAGGCGGTACAACAAAAGCATTAACGTCTGTTGGTATGCCATTAGTAGGCGCTGGCTTAGGTGGATTAGAAATGTCAGACATCTACGGTGATCCTATAAAACCTGATAATCGTGGTGCATATAACCCAAATGCTAGACTAAACCTTTCAGGTGATACAGGTCTACGTCTATATGCACAGGGTGGTCCAGTATCATTTGCTGATGGTGGTATGGCAGATCCACGTGATTTACCGGGTGGCGGTGCTGCTGCAATGCAAGGTGCAGGTTTATTACCTTTAGATGTATCTGACATTAATGCTAAGTATGGCTATAACCCAGATGCTGATTCGCAACCTTCAGGTGGTATGGGTATGATGGGTTTTGGGGCTAGACAGTCAATGCCTTCTATCCCTGTCCCACAGTTAGGTTTATTTGCCGACAACGATCAGATTGAAGCAGCACGTTCAGCATATGAATCTCAATTAGCGGCAGCTATGTCTGGTCGTGGTGGTATGGGGAGCACAGCAAATGCACCGCAAGTTGCTAGAAGTATGAGCACTTTATCTGGTGGTCCAGCTACAACAACTAGAACAGGGATTGCTGGACTAAACTCTATGGGTTCAACTGCAAAAACAGCGGACACTGCACCAACAGCTGAAACATCATTAGCGCGTTTAAACTTAAATAAACAATATGCTATGGGTGGCACTATTCAATCAGGTGGTGTTCGTGATTTGTATGGCTCTCAAGATGATGCTACTACTGGTCCTATGTTAAGCCGTGATGGTTATGGATTAGGTCGATTAAATGCAATGGCTGAAGGTGGTGTTGCAGGCTATGCTAAAGGTGGTTACTTAGATGGTCCGGGTGACGGCATGAGTGATTCAATTCCTGCTACAATCGAAGGTAAGCAGCCAGCACGTTTAGCGGATGGTGAGTTTGTTATCCCAGCAGATGTGGTTTCACATCTAGGTAATGGCTCAACTAAAGCAGGTTCTAAACGTTTATATGCAATGCTAGACAAAGTACGCCATGCACGTACAGGCAACAAGAAACAAGGTAAACAAATTAACCCTAACAAATTCATGCCTGCATAATGAAACGGGTAGAAATTATACCTCCACAGTATGTATATCATGTGTGGGATCAAGTTGAGCCTCTCCTTGCGAAAGGTTTAATTCGTTCTGGTGGGGAGTATAATGTAGATCATCTAAAGGTTTACCTCACTTCAGGCGCTCAGATGCTTGTAGTTATTATTGATGATGCTAATAAAGTGCATGGGGCAGTATCTGTTTTGTTTACTAATTACCCTAATGACCGAGTGGCATTCATAACCTCAGTGGGTGGTAAAGCATTAACAGATAAAGAATTATGGGCACAGTTTGAGAACTGCCTAAGACAAAACGGCGCTACTCTTATCAGAGGTGCTGCATTCGATTCAGTTGCAAGACTTTGGCATAAAGCATTCGGTACAGAAACGCGATACGTAATCGTGGAGAAAAAATTATGAGATATAACCATTTAGATATGTTGCCTATTAAGGCATTTCAACCAGTAGGTAAACGCATGACACTTGAAGGTGGCGGCGGGGACAGTGGTGGCGGCGGTACACAAACCTCTACTTCATACTCAACCAACTTACCTGAGTATGCACAGCCATACTACCAAGAGCTTTTAAAGCAAACAGGTAAAGAGGTTTTTGCAACAGATGCTTCTGGCACAGTAACAGGCATGAAGCCTGCTACAAACTTACCGCTACAATCAGTTACTGGGTTTACTCCGTTGCAACAACAAACACAACAAGCCGTTGCAGGTTTAAATCGTCCGGGTGAGTTTGGGCAATCATCTACTGGGTTAACTGCTGGGCAACAATTAGGTTATGGCACTGCACTACAAGGTTTGGGTCAAGCGTTTATGTACAACCCACAATCTGCACAGACATTTGGTGGTGCTCAAGCTGCACAGTATATGAACCCATACCAACAAAACGTAACCGATATGGCGTTACGTGAAGCACGTCAACAAGGCGTTTTACAAAAACAAGCTGGTGCAATGGGTGCAATTGGTCGTGGTACATTTGGTGGTGCTCGTCAAGCATTGCTTCAGGCTGAAGGTGATCGTAACTTAATGCGTACACTAGGCGATATTCAAGCGCAGGGTAGCCAACAAGCATTCCAGAATGCACAGCAACAGTTCAATGCTGATCAACAACGTCAACAACAAGCTCAGCAATATGCAGCTACATTGGGCTCACAACTTGGTCTTGCTGGTATGCAGGGTGGCATTGATACATCTAAAGCATTGGGTGCACTTGGTACTGAGCAACAACAAGCTGACTTAGCAAGACTTACAGCGCAAGGTGCTGTTGGTGCAGAACAACAAGCGATGGGTCAAAAACAAGCAGACATCGACTACCAAAACAAGATGGCGCAACAAAACTTTGCGCGTCAACAATTGCAGTTCTATAGTGATATTCTTCGTGGTAATGCAGGTGCGTTGGGTTCAACTCAAGTACAATATACACCAGCACCATCGCAAGCGTCACAGATTGCAGGTTTAGGTCTAGCTGGTCTAGGTTTAGCTAAAGCGTTAGGATAAGATATGAACATGAATATTATTCAGTTGGTTGAACGTCTAAAAGATGTACCTGATGCATCGTTAATTGGCTATCTAAAAGACCCAAACCTTCAAGTGCCTTCAGCACTAGCATTAGCTGAGATCAGTCGTCGTAAACAAATCCGTGCAGCTGCCGCACCGCAAGCACAACCACAAGCACCGCAAGCAACAGTAGCAGATCAAATGATGTCTGCTGATCAAGGCGTAGCTAGCCTACCTGTGCCTGACACTATGTATGATGAACAAGCTATGGCGGCTGGTGGTATTGTTGCGTTTGAAGATGGCGGTGAAGTAGAACACTTCGTAAAAGGCGGCTTGTCACAAGATGATATTGCATATCAACGAGCATTAGCAAACGTAGACTATGATCCAACAGAAGCGGTTCGTCGTGGGTTTGCATATACAAAAGACATCCTTACTGCACCGGGTCAGCTAAGCTGGATGCGCGATCCTAAAACAGGCAAGCTAGTACGTGCTTATGAAGTTGAAGGCTTTATGCCTCGCAGTACAGGATTTAGTGCTGCTGAAGAAGCAAAAAAACAAAGCCGTTTAGCGCAATTAGATTTAGCTGAAGCGGATAATATTACCCGTGCTAATTTAGCAGGTAAGCCTGTTACTGTGGGTGCAACTCGTGAAGGCATTAACCAATTAGTATCAGATGCGACTGCACCTCAAAGTGCGTTTATGGATCGCATGGTGGATATTCCTGTTGCTGATAAAGGCGTGAAGTCACTCGGTGATACTAAAACACGTAAAGAAAAAGCTGTCGTCGATACAGCTGCAGGTACAGGTAAAGGTCGTCCATCACGTAATGCATATGGTGATTTAGTATTTAATCCAATTACAGTTGATGAAGCTGGGTATGATAAATTTATGCCTAAAGAGCAATCAATGCGTGACTACGCAGCTGAATTTAAATCTGAGTTAGGCGAAGATGCAGGTCGTGTTGCAATGAAAGACCGCTTAGCTAAGATGCAAGCTATGGGTGAAAAAGAAGCTGAACGTGCTCCTTGGATGGCATTAGCTGAAGCAGGGTTAGGGATGGCTGCAGGTAAGTCACAGTTTGCCCTACAGAACATTGCAGAAGGCGGCATTAAAGGTATTAAATCATTTGCTGAAGCTCGTGATAGCCTACGTAAAGCAGAAGAACGTCGCTTTGAGCTTGAATCTAAAGTGGCTCAGGCTGAACGTGCCGAACAATTGGCGGCAATTAATTATGGTGCAGATAGCAAACGTGCTGATGATGCTAGCCGTCGAGCAGTTGGATTGGCTAAACAAGCAGACAAAGCACGTGCTGCAGAAGTTAATGCTAAAGGTAAGTTGGACGCGATTAAAGATAAGTATCAATTAGAGCAAAAAGACCGCGAGATTGATTTGACAGAGCAACACTATAACCAAATGGCAAAAGCGTATAATAAGAAACCAGCTGAAATTCAGATGATTGAACGTTATGCGGAATCAGCAGGGATTACATTTGATCAAGCTGCTGAAAGAATTAAATTTGGTGTACAAGATATGAAGAGTACTGATGCTATAGCTAAACTATTAGTAACCTCTGATCCATCCCTTGTAGAAGATCCAAAACGATTAGCTGCAGCTATTAAAAATTATCAGCAAGCAATGGGTGGTGGAGTTCCTGCGGATATTCAAAGCATTATGACAAAGCACCTTAAAAAATAAAGGAATGGTATGAACGACCTAGCACAGGTTTATGAAGCCTTACGTAGGGCAGATGCCGCAGGTGATGTAGAAGACGCTAGAAAGTTAGCTGAATATATAAGATCACAAACGACCTTTGAAGAAGCTCCGAAAAGATCACGACAAAACAAATCAGCAATGGCTGATCTTGGCACTGACATCAAACGTGGTGTTTTAGAATTACCTAGTGCACTTACTGGGCTAGTTGATATTCCTGTGGGTCTTGTTACGGGTAAACCATATGCAGGTAAAGCTGCAGATTACTTAGGTGAGGCAACAGGGTTCCAACCATCTAAATGGTCAGAAGAAGCAGCACAACGTTACTCTCCAGAACGTCTTGCACAAGAGCAAGCGGTTGAGCAAGCTGAAGGTTTTGCAGGAACAACCAAAGCCTACTTACAAAATCCCCGTGCCCTTACTGGCTTGGTTGCACAAGCACTTCCTGCTACATTAGCTGGCGGTCCTGCTGGTAGAATTTTAGGTTCAGCAGCTAAGGTTGCATCACCAACTGCTCGTATCGGTCTTGGTGAAGGTGCTATTTCTGCAGGTATGGCGATGGATGCCACTACACAAGGTGGCGCGTCTGAAGAAGACGTTCGTCGTAAAGCATTAGCTTCTGCTGGGGCAGGTGCACTTACCGGTGTAATTGGTGCGAAAAGCGCTAAGCTAGGTGAACGTCTAGGCATCACAGATCCTGAATCATTATTTAACCGTCCACTTGTTCAGAACCTTTCTGAAGTAGAAATCAATAACTTCATGAATGCAGCGAACCGTGGTATTGCTGCACGTGTTGGTCTTGGTGCAGTTAAAGAAGGTTTACTCGAAGAACTTCCACAATCAGTACAAGAACAAATGTTCCAAAACTGGGCAGAACGTAAGCCTATTATGGAAAACGTAAGCAAAGCCGCTGCCGCTGGCGCATTAGCTGGTGCAGGTATGGGTGGTGGGTTTAATGCTATTTCTAAAGGCATGACTCAGGAAGATATTAAGGCTGAGTTAGAGCGCCGTCGTGTTGCTAATGCTAAATCTATCCAAGCTAACCTAGACCGTATGGCTTCTGAAGCTATGGGTGGAACACGTGAGTCACGTCCACTAGAAACAATGCAAGCCCAGGCTGCAGCTGCTGAACGCGAGATAGACGTTGCAGGTGCTACAAAAGTAGCACAAGACTATGCAGACCAATTAAACGCTGTACGTAGACGCCAAGATGAGATTGCTCAAACAACAGCAGCTGTGCTTGCTGAGCGTCCAGATTTAAACCTTGCACATGTGATGCATAAGACTGACTCGCCTGAAGGTATTAAAGAGTTACTCAGCAACTTCGATGATTACTTCTATTTTGAGAATAAAAAAGACGCTGCTGACTTACGTAAGATGCTGCAACAACAATTAACTGATGCTAAGAAAGCAAAAGTAGCTGAGTCAAAACTAAGCCCTGAAGAAAAACAATACTATGCTATGGCACAGGCATATGACTTACTTGAGATTAGCACTCAGGATGAATTACGTAGTCGTCCATTAGATCAATTAGAAGCAGCTCGCGCCGAGATGGAAATGCGTATGGCAGACAGTAAACTGCCTGAGAGCAAGAAGCCGCTTTACACGCAACTCATGGACATGCTGGATGATGCGATTGCAAACAGCCCTGAGGTAGATGCTGAACAAGAACGTGCTGATATATTGGCACGGATTGAAGCTACGGAGAAAGAAAAGGCAGCGGCTGAACAACGAGCCAAGCTTGAAGCATTACGCACACCTGAGTCACGCCAAGCGTACTTAGCACAACAAGCAGCTGCTGAACAACAGCAACAACCGATCCCTGATGAAGCATTCCAACAACCAACCGAGGTAATGCCTTCTGCTGAAGAATTATTTGCGCAACAACAAGCAGATGAAGCGGCAGCGTTTGAACTACAAGAACAGTATGCTCAACCAGCAGAACAAGCAATTGAAGCGGAGGAGCAAGTAGATGAAACAGTCCCTAAAGAACAACAAGCTCTCTTTACCGCAACAGGAAAACCAACAAGAGCAGCATTGCGTGGAGCTCCAATCGATGTCGGAGACGGTGCGACTATCGCACAAAGAGATATATCAAGCGATGAGTTGTCTAATCAACAACGAGCGACCGAGGCTAAAGAAGCTAAAAAACCTAAACGAGGAGCAGTGGCTCCTGATCTCGGATTGGCTGCTCAGCCTACAGGACGAGTTGGAAGTGGCGTACAGACTCAACCAGATACACTAGAAGAACTACCACAAGCAAAACAATTAAAGAGCGTTGGTAGGAAACCTAAACCAAGTAAACTAGATTTGACTGGTAAGGTATCAGCAGTGCGTTCACGCCTAAACCTAATGGATGCAGTAATTTCAGAATCTGATGTTGCCCTTCCTAATCAAATGGTTGAACGTTTAGTAAGCCTATACCAAATGCAGCCTACAACTGAGGAGCAGTTTAATCGTTGGAATAATGCTGTAAGCGAAGGTATCAGTGAGGTTCGTGAGTTTATTGCCAGTGAACGTAAAGGTACACCAACTAAAGTAGAGGCTAATAAACAGTTAGAGAAAGACCTTAAAGAAGCTGAGTCACGAGCACAAGAAGGTAATGAGGATTACTACGATCCTGATGCATTTTTATACTCTAAACGTAAAGGTAAGCAAGGTGCTGAGCCTAAGCAAGTATCAGCTAGAATGCGTGAAGACTCGAAAGAGAAGTCTACCGTTGAGCGCTTACAAAATACAGTCAAGGGTTGGTTTAACCCAGTATGGTACAACAATGCGATTAAGAATGGCTGGTTGCAAATTATTGACGGCACTATCAATGAGTCAGATTTACCACAGTCAATTAAAGATGCTAACCAAGATGCTAAGGCTGTGTTTACGCCTAATGGTAAGGTCTATCTATTTGCAGATAACATTCCTAAAGGTAATGAGCTAGGGGTTATCCTCCATGAAATTGGTGAGCACAAAGGACTTGAGAACCTAATCGGTAAAGACCGTGTAGTTCAGCTTGCTAATCGTGTACGTGCTATGGCTGAGGGTAAAGGTAAGGATGCCGAGATTGCTAAACGTGCAATTGCTATGGCTGAAGGTGAAAAGGCAACGGATAAAGAACTAATCGCCTACTTCGGTGAGATTGCAATAAACAACTATGGTATGAAGCCGGGCGGTAAGAATAAGCCTGAGTTCGGTAAAGCAATCGGTTGGTTAAATGATTTATGGAACAGCATCTCTAAAGCACTAGCTACATTCCATATCAATCCTAATGCATTAAAAGGTCAAGATGTGGTGGACTTGTTGTATGGTGCTGCTCGTCTTGAAATGGGCGCTGAACGTGCAAACGAAGCTACATTCGATGAAGCCGAAGATGCTGAGGTAATGGCATCACGCATCCAACAGTTATCGCCTGAAGAAGAACAAACGCTACGTGATATGGGAGTCAGACCGTTCAAGGTCAAAGGCAAACAATCCATGCGTGACAAGATGATGGACCTGATGGGTGGTGAGATGCCTATCCGTGATATGGTGGATCGTTTTGGTAATAAGATGGTTGGTCCGCTTTATGCAATCAGTCGTAAGATGACACAGGCATATGGTCCTGATTCATTCTATAACAAAATAACTGGTAAGTTCCACGGACACTTGGCAGCACAGCATTCACTCAACTCAATCTACTTCGCATCAGGTGCGGTTAAGTCAGGTACGTTAGAGATTGATGAGAAGACAGGTGCACCAATTATTGTAGCTAAAGACGATAATATGCCTAAGCTAGTCGGGAACTATGACGCGCTTCTTAAAGCGATTGAGGCAGATGGTAACTCTCCAGCGATGTCATATCAGTTAGCTTCGTTTGCTATCCTTGCTGATCGTTATAAAGAGCTCCAAAAGATTGGTCAGAAGACAGGTGCAGAGTTCCCTAAAGCATCATATGAGTTAGGTAAAGAAGTCCAAAGCAAATATGCTAACGAGTTCAACCAATGGCGTGATACATGGAATAAAGTCCGTCAAAACAAACGTCAAGGGTTAATTGCATCAGGGTTATATACACCTAAGGAAGTTGATACATTACTCGAACGCCTAGAGTATGTGCCGTTATATCGTATGAAAGATAGTGAAGGTATGGATGCGGTGTTTATGCGCAACCTATTGTCTGCAAACTACGAACAGAAATTGCAGTTTGGCACTGATGATTACGATGTAGCTGATGTGATGGGTAACATCTTGAAAAATGAGATGTGGTTGTACCAACGTATTATGAAGAACAATACGACCAACCTAATGGTTGATGACCTAGAGCAATTAGAGAAAGACTTTGGTCCTGAGTTTGGTGGGCATTACACAACCGCAGCTGCTAAAGACAGCGACAACGTAATCTCATTCTTACGTAATGGCGAGCTTAAATATTTTAAGATTAATAACTCTAACGATACTGCGATGTTTGACAGTGTGCCAGTCATTAACAATATGGCTATGCGTATTGGTAACATCGTTGGTTCATCACTACGCCGTGGTATTACAGTAACACCATCATTCTGGTATCGTCAGGCTTGGCAAGACGCGGAACGTGCATGGATGCAGGGTGGTAGCAAACAAAGCTTCCTTAAATCTATTGGTACTAACGTATCGCAACAGTTTAATAACATCAGCAAAGAATCTCCGCTTGCAGCTGAAATGCGCCAACTAGGTATCGTGGGTCAGGTAGACTTCCAAGACAGCTTTGATCACTTCATGGCTAATATTCTAGGTCGTACTGATGAAGGCTGGATGGGTAAAGCAAACAAGTATATTGAGAAGGCTGAACGTCTAGCACAGAACTCTGACTTAGCTGCTCGTGCATCAGTATATAAAGCTGCATTGGATGATGGTTTTACCAAGCAAGAAGCTGCCCTTAAAGCACAGATGATGATTAACTACAACCATAAGGGTACGTCTTCGTTCTTGCGCTATATGTTAGCCACTGTACCTTTCGTAAACGCTAAGATTCAATCTGATTGGCGCTTGGTTGATGCTCTCAAAGGCAACATCCCAGGGGTTTCTAAGGAAGATGCTAAGAAGCTATTGATTGCTAAGGTTGCTAAGTTCGCTGCATTTACCATGCTCTATGCTATGGCACGTAGTGGTGATGATGACTATGAAGATGCATCTGATGAGAACCGTGATCGTAACTTCCTAATCTCTGGCTTTAAGATTCCAGTATCGCCTGAGTACCTTGTATTGAAAGCAGGTATTGAGCATACGTATCGCACGATGTCTGAACAAGAGTTTGAGTCACCTGCTAAATTTAGACATGCTATGGCATCAGGCGCAATGAACTTGATCACTAGCCCAACTGATATTATGCCGTCATTAGTGAAGCCTGTGATTGAGAACATGACTAACTACTCATTCTTTAGTGGTCGTCAGTTAGTAGGTGCAGGGTTATCAAACAAAGACACTAACGAGCAGTATGTAAAAGGACAGACTTCAGAACTAGCTAAATACTTTAGCGATATTGGACAAGCTGTTTTGGGTAATGACTTGAACGTAAGCCCGATTAAGATTGATAACTTCATTCGTGGTTTGTTTGGTTCTATGGGACAAGATGTGTTATTTGCATCTAACGTGATTTCTGACAGCTTATCAGATGTTGAACGCCCAGCAGCTAAACTAAATCAACTGCCTGAAATTGGTGCGATGTTCTATGACCCACAAGGTAGCCAACGTAAGGGTGACTACTATGCACTGCGTGATCGCATAGAATCTAGATACAATACGTTCCTAGACTTACGTAAGAATAACCCTGAACGTGCTAAAGAGTATCGTGAAGAACATAAAGCAGAGTTACAATTAATGCCTATGATAAACGCAATCGGTAAGCAATTAGAGAATACCCGTGCACAACGTAATCGCATTATGGAGATGCCTGCATCTAAGATGTCAGGTGAAGAAAAACGTGAGGCGTTAGATAAGATAGCTGAACGTGAGAAAACCATGATCGGGAATAGAGTGCAAAAACTCTACGAGAGGCTGGAATAAAAAAGGCCCGACGGGGGAGCCGGGCCTTCAGCTTACTTTGGAGAGAAAGCTAGGGATTAAAAATCCTTACACATAATTATACAGAGATGTACAGAGATGTATATACTATATCCTCCATATGCGCACTCCATACATGCCGTTATAGACTACCTTCTCAACACGTAAATCAACTGCATACTGCTTTGCTAGGATTGCTGCTTCCTTCTTAACCTCATTATCATTGATGCAAGGGACGAAAAAACTGTCCCCTACCACCATATCAGCTATAGGTAAATCAATTGGCTGGTCCATTAAGTACCTCCTCTAACGGTTCAAAGCTACCTTCAAATATCAGTACAGGGACTGCAGGTGCATCGATGCCTGTGCCACGCATGATACGGATTTTATCTGAACCCTTAGGCTTGATGCCATCCTGCATCTTAGTAACCGCCGCGTTGAACGGTATCTGCTTGCGTACACAATACTCTTTAAACACAGTGCGCACGATATACAGCGTATTCCTATCAGGCTCATACCTACCAACGACTCGGATGTTCGGGTTGAATATCGGTGCTTGAGCCAGCCCAGACCTGAGATCCACGTTGCCATTGATCTGTAGGATTGCGCCTTTATTCTCACTCAAGAACTCACCGAGGATGCCTTTATAGTCTAGGGCTTCGTTCGCTACTTCAATACGTTTTTCATGTGCTAATGTAATAAGTAGTTTAAACAACGCGTCAATATCCCAGTCGATAAGTCCTAGGCTCTTTGCAATGTACCCACCAGTAAGGATAGATGAGAAGCCACATACCCAAAACCGTTCTTTAGATTTAGTGCCAAGCATCTTGTTGACCTTGACCTTAACCTTTTTGAACAATGCCTTTGTACCCTTTAGGTCTTTCATTACAGCCTTGAGGTATATCTCACCTGCGATACCATAGTTATTCTCTAGAATAATCTTAAGTCCTTGTGCATAGTCAGGGTCTAGTTCTTCAGGCTTGTAGATGTCCATCTCGAATATACGCATTAACTCCGCATCAGCAGTTGCTTTACGTGCGGTTAGTTTGTCTGCCATTGATGCATTAGATGATAGTGCGCTAAGCGTTGCCCACCATGTTTCATTGACGCGCTCTTTGTTAGCACCTGATTCAAGTCTGTTTCTACCACGACCTTCAGAGAACCCATACACTAGGTCAGATACGTCATCAGGTGTAGCGTTAGTCATCTCATCCATACACACAGGAAGGTGGCACATTACCCCAAACCGATGGTTACGTGATGCGATGGTATCGCCCTTTCTAAGCATAAGATAATCCGTATGCCCATAGGTCGAGTTAATAAAGTGTTGTATTAAAGTCTTACCAGTACCTGAGTCTTCAGCGACTAAGTTAAATGTCAGTCCACGTTCACCTGAGAACTTCATAAGGGGCGCACCAAACGCAATCAATGCACCTAACTGATGGCGTTCCCAACCCGGTCTACTAAACACCTTCATGACCGTTTTCCACTCGTCTAAATTACCTTTAGGTTCTAGCCATTGTGCTAAGTTAATCGTCTGTGTTGATGGTGGACTAGCCTTAATTCCTGATGCTGAGATTTCACGTTTACCGCATACGAATACATCGTCATTATCATGCCAACCAAACTGGCTACGTGATTGCTCGCGCTTCATGCGGTGTTGTAGTTCACGATTGGTACTAAATATATAGCTCATAATACTATCCATCTTCTTCTTGTTTGCGGACACACCATGATGTGCCAACGCATCGCGAAGCTTGTCTGCAGAACCAATATGCTTCAAAGGAACTACAAATTCTTGCAATCCATCCATAGGAAGCACTAGATTAAATAGTAAGACTTCGCCATCGTTAGCATCACGTATCCGTTTCATAATAAATAAGTCGTTCTCATACACAAGCTCGACTGAATCGGTGCCGTCAGGCAATTTAACATGCTGATAAATACCACCGTTCACACCACGTTCATATGGGAATGGCAGTTTAGGGAATGTAATTGTTGTTGGAGGCGCTACTACATTCGGTGTGGCAGGGGATACTGTTGGTGGTATAACCACCTCATTTGTCTTAGCAAAGTTATGCACGACACCAAACTGAATTGGGTTGGTTATGTTTGTGCCTTTGTGTACGCATCCTTCACATTTACTAGGCCATTTAGATTCCCACGTACTGCAGTAGTATGGTCCTTTAGTTTTATTAGCTTTGCGTTCACATGAATCAGGGGTGTATTCAGGATGACGTTTTGAGATCTTGTGGATCGCATCGTCACGGTCTTCGCATACTTGAGCAACAGATAACACAGCACGCCAACGTGGTTCGTCAAGCGTATCGCTATTAACTAGGCAGTCTCTGATTTGCGCACAACCTGCGCCTTCCAAGCTTTTCTTTGCGATGATTGAGAAGCGTGCTGACTTGTTACCAAGCAGTGCTTTAGTAGCCTCATCCATCTCACGTACTGCACCCCTAAGAAACTCAGGCACCATAGAGTCAACGACACCTATAGCTTCACATGCTTCGCGTAAAGGAGTTTCAAACTGGCTCAATGCAATGACGTTGTAAGTATCATCCAACAACTTCGCAGGTACACTGCGTGATACGTTCATAGTAGAAGGCACACGTAATACACGTGCACTATCATCAGTCACAGCTGGGTCGATAAATAAGTTACTACGTTGGCATAGTGTCTTGAATCGTGTGGCGATAGGTTGCCACTTCTCTCTACTGAGAGCGTTATCAAGAATCCAGTACGCGTGCCATCCACCGCCTGAATCGACAATAGTAGGTTGAGGTAAACCTGTTTCTGTTACGAACTTAGTAAGCGCTTCAAAGGCATCTTCTTTATTGAGATAGCCAACCTTCTGCTCAACCTTACCTGCATCACCGCAGTCAAGGTCAATGTAAAATGATTTGAGTTCACCTACGTTATCTTGCTTACGAGATGAGTTATCTTTAAATGATGCTAAACCAAAATAAGTGTTGTTACCCTGTTTAACCGACTTCGCAATTAGTTGTTTTGTGTCTTCTAGCGATGTGGCAAATTCTTGCAACGTAAGTTTTTTATTCTTGATTCCTACTACGCAGTATGTGCCCCCTCTCGGCACAACGGAATCTATAAAATCCATTGCTTTCATTGTGTTTCCCCCAAAGATTTGATAACAATAACATATACTGGCAGAGGATATTGGGGGGCAATACCCCTTTTCGTCACGTTAACTAGCCAGTATATATTATCGACAAAGAGCAGTAAGTTTGCTCTTACGCTTCCCATTCGTCAAGAAGATTTGAGATTGACTCATCTGCCACAGGTGCAGCTTCTTCTTTAACTACCTTAACAGGTTCCGCGATCACTTCAGGTTCCAACACTTCAGGTTCTTCAGCTACTACTGGAGCTGGCTCTGCTTTTGGTGCAGGTTTAGCCGCAGGTTTTGCTACTGATTTAGGTGGCTCAATTACAGCCGCAGGTTGTTGGAATGGTTCTTCCTTATCTTCCACTGCATCTGTTTGTGACACTGTCATAGTAATAGCACGTTTAGCTTCTTCTGTTTCACCTTGTGCTTTACATGTTTGATACTCGTCTTCATTCAATGGACGAACTGCACTGAATGTTAACTTAGGTGTTGCTGATGATGTATCAAAACGCATCTCAGTGATGACTGCACCTACTGGGATTTTGTATTGCGCTAAGAAACGAGCATACGCTTGCATAGGCATCTTCTGACCTTGTTCAGCTGAACCAAAGATACTTGTTGCAGGTAATGACAACTGATACACATCGCCTGACATATCACCTTCTAATACAACTGCAAGACGTTGGCTGTAACGACATGCACGTGACTCACCTTGACCTGAACCTTTGATGTTCTGTGGGCATGACATACATGTAGTAGCCTGTGGCTCGCTTACATCATCATTAGGTTTAGCGCCATCTGCTGACCAACAAGTAGGTGCTTTAGCGGCAACTGCCTCATCGTATGCACCTTCGTAATATGTACGACCAACAATAGATGATGCTACTACGATTACATTCATAGCACGGTCTTCATTGATCATTAGTTCTTCACCGTTAACTAGCATACGGAATACTGAACCACGAATCGAAATACGTTTACCGCCACCACCTGTGTTACCTGCAAGGTTCTTGGTTGTTTCATCTAGCTCAACAGTCTTGAGGTATGAAGGTAATGCGGCACCGCTATTAAATAAGGCAATGTTACTCATTTGTTTCTCCTGTCAAAAATTCATTTAATGCTGTTTTAGAAATACGATATACGCGACCGATACGTTTAGCTTTAAGCTGTCCGCTCTCAATCAACTTATATAATAACTTCTTATCAATACGAAGAAACTCAGCGGCTTCTTTCGTGGTTAATACTTCCTCGTTGCTCATTACAACTCCTTTCGTGGTTTGTACAACTTTACATCATAGCTACGTTCATTATTCATTGCAGGTGGTAAGTCATCAGGGTGGTCTGCTATCCACTCCTTGATGTTTTTCTGCGCAATACGTTGCTCAAACAAGTGCAAAGCATCGTGCTCTTTTACGTAATCAATGAATGCACCAAAGTCACTGCACCAATAACGTTCTTTGGTATAGCGTGAAATCGTACCATGCTTAGTCTTGATGCTTTCGGCACCCATCTCTTTACAGATACGAAGTAGCTCTTGGGTAATTTTCTTTTGCTTTTCCTCAAGCACAGTATCTTCTGCTTCAAATGCTGCTTTGAGGTCTGCACGTTTAGCACGAATTTTTACATATACATCGGCTAAGCGATCTGCGGTAATGTCTGTCATGTTTCTCTCCAATATAGTAAGACAAGATAATGTTATATGTATTGTATGTCAATGTCAAGGGCCTTAAAGTATTTTAAGACTGTAGTACCTCCTTATATAAACTGATTAAGTCTTCATGGCTGTCAATACGTTTATCAAGCATATCGTACATACGTTGTTCAGCTGGGCTACCCTGCAACATAAAGATAGTTACCTTTGTATCCTGACCTTTACGATGTGCACGGGCATTAGCTTGTAGGTATGTATCGACTGATGATGTTGGTCCAAACCATATCACTGAACTTGCCGCAGTTAATGTAATACCATGTGAAGCAGCTTGTGGCTGAATAACAATTACTTTCGTATCAGGATTCTCTTGGAAGTCCTTAATAATTTCTCCACGCTTAGTAGGTGATACATCACCGTGAATGAATGTTGTGTGAATGCCTCGACCTGCAAGATGGTCTTTGATTAATTCAATCGTGTGCCTAAATGGTGCAAACACAATCGTCTTCTTAGGTGACTCATCAATAATCTCATCCATGACAGCCAAGCGATTAGATGCATCGAAGCGTAGGACTTCACCACTATCTGCATACACTGCACCACATGATATTTGTAATAGCTTATTGAGCTTAGCGGCGGCATTGACTGCACTGACTTCTTCACCTGCCGCAGACAATAGCATCTGTGCAATCATCGCTTTATAGTAATGATTCTGTTGTGGGGTTAGCTCAACGTCACGTCGTGCATACATAATGTCAGGTAAGTCTAGGCATTGCTCTTTAGTAAACCGAATAGCAGGTTGCAGTGCGTTGAACACAATGTCCCTAGATCGTGGACGTGGTATCCACTTATACATAGTAATTTTTTGCATCACCATGTCACGCCATTGGGTAAAGTATTTTGGCACGCGCTCAGGACAAACTAGCTTGGCTAAGCCAAACGCATCCTCAGGGGACTGCGCCGCAGGTGTACCTGTCATCATCCATAGTCTTGGATTGAGTGTTGTCATTAACTTATGGAATGCTTTCCAACGACGGGTTGAAGTAGTCTTTAGGTTGTTAGCCTCATCCACAATGATTAAGTCAAAGCCACCTGCCATAATCTCATCAAGCACAATCTCAATACCATCATAGTTAATGATGACGAACTCGGCACCTGAGTTAATTACTTTGATACGTTGAGCTTTATTACCATGTGCGATTGCTACCTTGCGATGCATCACTGAACGGAACAAGTCTTCTTTCCAAGCCGCGTGCATAATAGATATAGGACACACCACAAGCACTCGATGCACTTCACCACGCTTCATTAGAAAGTCAGCCGCCCATGCCGCAGAACAAGTCTTACCCGTACCCATCTCAGATAGGATAAAGCATCGGTCGTATGCGGCTAGGAACTCAGCGGTTGTTTTCTGATGGGACATCGGTGTATATACACCAGTCCATGCATAGTTTCGTAATGGGGCAGGGGGTGCGTTCTTAAAACCTAGTGTGTGTAATGCACGCACTTCGTCAACCCCCCAGTAGACTAACACCTCATCAATGTCAGTATTGGGTAAGCGACCTAGCAGTTTGCTTCTTGGGATTGCATCTAGAATCTTATCTGCTAGGCGGGTCTTAATTTTTACTGCGCGGTTTTCTACCAGTTCCATGTTTGTTGTCAGCCTGATTCTCGCTTGGGTTTCTGAGTCTGAGGTTTCCTCTTGCTGAGGTGCCTCCTGCGCGAAGGGGCTTAACATGGTCAATGTCTTTCCCTGCACGGTCGATGCCGCGTTTATCATAATCTCTCCTAGCTTTTTGGCGCTCTAACTGATCTTTAGTTTCCCCACGCGCCTTTTGATTTTTGTATTCTTGCTTCCACACTGATGGTGGTGTTGGTTTCTTTCTTGGCATTAGTATCTCCTTTTCGGTTTCCAGTATTCACATGACTTATGCGGACACCAGCTACATAGCCCAGTTGGATTTGGATTCCAAGTTTCGGTATCTGCACATGCCATAATGGTATCTTGTTTTGAAACCCAATGCTTGAGTAATGCATTGAAATCCTTACGATGATACTCACGTTTCACCATTACATCATGAAGTAAAAACAACAACGCACCTGATACTTTCATCACAGCAGGATACTTGGCGAATATCATTAATGCCATCAACTCTAACTGTTTAGGTTCAGGGTACTTAGCACTACCAGTCTTGTAGTCAATGACTCGTGCCGTGTCGTTGTTAATAATCACTAAGTCAGCAATGCCTCGATACATGCGGTCTTCCGAATCGAACGGTACGCACTGTCCGTTCTTATCAATCGCCATCTCAAGTTCACATTCCTTAGTGCCTTCGAATGCATTTAACTTATCCAGTACAGCTTTGAATCGCACGTGACCACCAAGCGGTTTACCGTCACGGATATACTCCTCGCAAGCTAGATGCACTTCCTTACCATACAGGGTTGCATCGGTGTCCTCATGTGGGTACGCTTTTAATATACGTACTTGATGAAACTTGCGTGGGCAGTTCTCAAACTCTTTTACTGCACTGAATGATAGTTGCACTATTTAGCTTCTCCGTATGAATCCGCGATACCACCTTCACCGTCAAGCGGTAAGTCAGGTGCCCACTCAGGTGGGGTACGCATAATAGTCAGTAGGTCTTCAAGCGCACGTTCAGCGCTATCTTCTTCGACAAGCAACAACACCTCATCGTGAACCGTACCAACAACACGATACATCTTACTTATTTGTAAAATGATCTCTGCCATAATATCACGTGCTAATGACTGTGTCACACGTTGGAAAACTTTAGCACCATATACTTTATCGCGACCATATCGTTGCTCGTAGGTGAACTCATCTTTACCTGATTCAGCGTTCTTTGTTTTCTTTAAGTCAGGGTATGTAAGCACCATGCCATTAGGTTTAACTAAACCGCTGTCAGCGAACAGTAACGCAGATGCGCCCGTAAACGCAGGACCAATCCGAATCACGTCGTTGTTGCAAAATGTTTTGGTTTGTTTTGCGATAATCGCATTAAGGACACTGGTTCCCTCATTCCATGTCTTGACCACCTTGTCGTAATCAGTGCGGTATAGTTTAGTAAGGGACTCTGATTCCTCTTTGCTAATGATGTTGGCACCTTTACTTTGAATGCGGATGGTGCCTTGTAACTTGACTGCGCCTGTACCATAAATCAATGAGAGTGATGCACACTTACCAACGAACCGCATCGGGTCACTCTTACCAATAGATTCATATGGCACGTTGTACGCTTTAGATGCGAAGTCACGATACAAGTCGATACCATTACGAATCAACTCTAGCTTATCATCCTGTCCTGCAAGCCATAGCCCCAAGCGCAACTCAATGTTACTCAAGTCAGCTACGACTAGCTTATATCCCTTAGGCGCGTGAATCGCATACCGCAACGCATCTGACGGCTTGGGATTTTTAGGGTCGATGCGTGACAAATTCTGTGGGTTAACATCGAAACCAGACCAACGATGCGTGACAGATGCACCTGAATACTTGAGTGGGAATGGAAAGGTACCACGCTCGGAGATGGCAAGAAACGCTTCCGCACGGGTAATCCCAATCGTTGATTTAAATCCCATCCGTGCCGCGTAAAGAGCCTGTATCGTTGGGTTCGGGTGGTCTTCAAGAATCGTAAACTCCTCATCGGTTTTAGCGAACGCATACGTTTCTTTACCTGTTGTCGGACTAATCTTGCGCGGTGGCTCAACTCCGTTCTCCTTTAATAGTTGTGCAAACTTCTCGTTGCTCATGAGTTGTGACTTGAGCATCTCCTCGTTCTTAACACCCAATGCGTTCATAAGACTAAGCATCAAGTTACGGCGGTTCAGTCCTAAGTCATACAGGGCTTGCTCTAGTAGCTTCTTGTTTAGCTTGAGTGCAGGTTCAGTAAACATCCGCACAGTCAGGTCGATCAGCTTGAGTTCTTTCTTGCTGAACTGAGGCATCATGAACCGAGCCAGTAAGTAAGTCAGTTCCACGTCGTTTTTACAGTATTCACCATACTGCGCTAGGTCAACCACACCAAAGTCAGCACGTCGCTTACCTTTATTATTGTGTACCTCTTGACCCTTCTCACCAATGTTGTACAGCTTGGATAGGTTCAATAGGCTTACTGATTCGTTAATGCCATGCAGTACGTTAGCCATTGATAGCGTGTCGATGATACGAGCAGGTTTGATTCCATATATCCAGTTAAGGATAGCTACATCGAAGTGTGCGTTCTGTGCACATACTGCGTTCTTAGGGATGTCATACTTAGCTAAGAATTGTTTCGTGCCTTTGAAGTCACCGCTGTACCACTCGGCAGGTTCATCATTGACCTTGACTGATACCCCAATCGTTTCAAATAGGGGTGAACGGATATACTCCTCTGTCGTAATCTTGGACAAGCTAAACGCTGTGTCGTAGTAGGTCTCAAAATCTATCGTTAGTAAATTCATGGCTTATTCTTTTCTGTTCGTTTTCATACCTTTTATACAGCATCTCTAACTGCGTTTTTGTCAGGTGTATCTTGCTATCAACTTCAGCACGTTGGCGCATTGCTTCCTGAAGTGTTCTTTGTCTAGATTTATAGTCTTCCACAGGGGTATCATCGTCATCATCAGACACACCTAATAAGTGCTTGCTTAAATCAATTAGGAGTATTTCTTTCTTAGCATGAGTGACAGCATTCGTTAAAGCCATACACTCCTCCTCACTATCACTTAACTCCAACGCACTGTTAATCCAGTCCTCTAGCTCGTCGATGTTGTTTGGGTCTTTTTCTATTAGCTCAATTAGCCGTGTGTATATTGCGTGCATATCATCCCCCTGATAAATGTTTAATTAAGAACTCCAACGTATCTAAGTTATCCTCATTTACTACGATGGCATGACCACCGTTCCTGCGTATTTTGTCTAGCTCACGTTCTTGTAGGAGTGTAGGTTTGTTGTCACCTGCCTTAGCCTCAATGCCAATGAAGTGACTTTTGAAACAAGCAATGATGTCAGGAATACCTGCCCTGCCCATACCTGCTTGGAATGGTGAAAAATGATACACCTCATGTGCATCAAGTATCTTTTTGATTTTGGCTTTTACCTTCGCCTCAGGTGTCATCGCCATAGCGCTCTCTCCATAAGTCTGAAATGTGGTGTGTCTTTAATCCTAAGGTGACAACCGATACCTGATATTGTAGTAACGCTTCTGCTTTCTCTTGATTCAGTATGCGTGCATCAATCGCCCTGCGAGTTCTTTCTGTCACACGTGGTGCACGTGCGGCTCGCTTCTGCAATTCCTTTAGCCGATTGCGGTTTGGTAGAGTAAACTTTTTGAACTCACTAATCAACTGTTTTAATTTAGCGTTCAAGTTTTTTGACTTGAGCATAGACAACTCGGTATCTGCCTTAGCCAACATCTCTAGCTTACTACGCACGCGACGTTTCTCTACACGCCAACGGGTACGTTTTCTACATGAACTGCACGCCTTACTCCAACCTGAGATATTGTCCGCATAGAACTCCTCCTCAGGCTGTTCGTATTTGCACTTGCTACATATCTTTGTCTTGGTCATCGAATATGTCCAATTGGGTAGGTTCCACAGGTTGATCGGTGGTGGTGCCAGTTCCCCCCACTTTATCTTTGCGGAAGATTCGGTCGAAGTTATCCTCGTAGTCTTTGGTGATTGTTCGGGTTGCAATTTTGTCCCCAGTAATTTCATTGTAGCTTGCCATGTTAGTACCCCTGAAATTGTTTACGACTTCTTGGTCGATGTAGTCTTTGTTCTAGCTTCTGTCTACGTAGTCGTGCACGTTGCTTACTTTCATATGAGGACATTACCAATGCACCGAATATTGTCCCAGCTACAAACCCTAATAAAAGCATCATAGCGTGCCCCCTTCGTTTCTAAGTTCATCCACGTCTATCTCTGACTCTTTATCGTTAGGTAGTCTAACGATTGCCGTTGTTGGGAAATGCCCAGTATGCAACACCTCGACAACACATTCACCTTTAGTCCACCACATCCATTTTTGTAAGTGATGGTGTTTAATCTCGCTCATACTAATGTCCTTTAGGTGGTTGTCTGAAACCATCAGGCACTTGTCCTGCGGTTAGGTTTTGCATTACTAACATAAGCTTCTCAATTACTTTCTCATGGTCATCAATCCTAGCTTGCATACCTAACAACCCATGATGCATGGCTGTCAAAGCCTTGCGAATATCCTCATTGCTCATTTCTTCACTCATAATAAACACTCCCCATATAATTCAAATAATTCGTTAAACGTGTACGTCTTTTCTTTTACTTCTACTGCACCTTCATGGGCATAATCAAATCGCCTAATGACTTCGCCCTCATCGTCAAGTAGTACCCACATCATCCACCTCTAGTTTAATTTTGCCTTGATAGGTTAAATCTGTTTTTAATGGTGTAATTGGATTCCAAAAAAATCGCATTTCTCCATTACGATTCATATACACATACAAATACTCTTGCTCTTTAGACTGTGGTTTAATGCGGTATTCATGCACATCACCTTCATACCAATAAAAATCTTTATAAGTTTCCCAATCTCTCCATCCCCATGATTCTAATCTTCGCATTTCAATCTCTGCACCATCAGCCCATGCTTTTATTTCTTTATGCCATTTATGCTGTGCCATCATTTACCTCTAGAAGCAGTTCGTGTTGCAGTTACCATAGTTATCACAGCAAGTAGTACACGTTACAATCCTAGTGCCTGATGTGTAAGTATGTGTAGTGCAAGCCGCATAAGCTGTGATTGATACCACCAATAATGTCAAAGCAATTAATAGTTTTTTCATGTCTATCCCTTTTCATTTATTCTCATTGCCAACCAAAACCCACCTACAAAACCAAAACCAAAACCAGCTAAATAAAATACAATACTCATATCAATCATACGTATTTTTCCAATCGTTTAAGTTCTGCATTCGCATAGAATAAAATCTTCTTGATGTCACGTATCTCAGGGCTGTGTGCTACCTGCCCATACCGATAACACGCTCTGAATATCTCACCAATCTGCGCGTTCATATTCTTAGCACTGATTAAGTCTTGTAGTTCTTTAGCATCAGGAGGCAACTCGTAATAGCTTGCCGTTGAACCATCTGATACTTCTTTCGCTAGGTATGCATCTCTTGCATCCATCTGAGCATACACACCTGCTTTCAATGATGGGTTTTTTAGTATCTGTTCCCCATAAAGACTGTTACTAATCACAACATCACGGTCTTCAAACTCTTTGTCTGCGCCACTTCCCATACATCTCTCCTATTAAGAACATAAATAACATACCCAAGCCAAAGGCTTGCCAGTAGCACTGGATATATTCGATTATTAAAATCACGACTTGACTCCTACCATCACATGCACTTCGTTACCTTTAGAGTAAGTCACCATGCATCCCCTGTCCTTGTCGATCATGTGCGCTGTGTACATGCCTGTGATAAAGCTAAACACACAACACGCGATACCTAACCATATCCTATCCATGGTTCTTTTCCTTTAGCTTAGCTTCAATAGCACAAGCAAATTTAATTACATCATCATCATCAATGTTTCCAAGCATATCAATGTATGAACTTGCTTTTAATATCTCATCATCAGTTAATCCTTGCCATTGATGAGGGTGGGTGTAAAGTGGTGAATATTCATCTGTTTTAATAAACACAATATCTTTATGCTTGCCAAACATATTTTCCCATTGTTTAATCCAAGCCACAGGTTCTTTCGCTGGTTGTTCTAGTGCTTCTTTGCAAGCGTTGAGTGCTTCATTACATAAATCTGTATGATGATGTCCTGTAAGCAAGGCTTTAATCGCCATCTTTAATGCTTCTTGTGTTTGATTATTCATGCTCTTTATCTCTCCAGTTATAACCAATCATAATAATTGCCCATAAAAGTAGACTGCTGAGGATGGCTTTTAATATTGAAATGGTTTCGCCATAAGTTGCGATGCCGTTATAAATAATTAAAAGCCAAGCAATAATTTTCCACCCATTAAAAGCCTTTAATGCTTCGTCTTTAGTCATTTTTAATCCCTATTCTAAGAAAGCAAGCACACGACACCGCGTAGGTGGCATGACCGTAGTTACCTCTCCAACCCTCGAACAACCCAATAAAAAATAATGCATAGGCGCAAAATAAAGTTACGTTGTTATTCATGCTACCCCCTACCAATTTTTAAACATCAACATGCCACTACCCATTGATACGAAGCTACTCGCTTTTGCTTTTGGCTTGGGCATCGCGTTGTTCAATGGTGGTTTGTTTGTTAGTTTAATAACACGAGTGTAAGCGTTAACCTGCTCTATGTAATCAGGACTCTCATCCTCATCGGGCATCAGTTCAGCCTGCTTCTTAGCTTCCCTGCGTGCCTGTCTACCTGCTAGGACTTCGATATATACAGGTGCTACATAAGGGTTGTCAGGGTTTGCTGTGTACTCACTAGTCTTGCCATTCGAGTGCTCGATAATCTGCCCCTTGCTAAGCATCGTGCGAATATAAACTGCAATCTGATTCTTGCTCATTCCAATCGCATCTTTAATTTCCGCACGATTCATCCTGCGCTCAGACAATAACTGATATATCTTGCGTTGGTGCTCAGCAGACTTGAGCCTGCGGTCATCGCTACCCTTCTTGTCGTTCATCACGCTTCGCCTTCTCTTTGAGCATAGCATCTGCAAAGTCATATGCTTCTTTCGCATAGGTATCAACCATCTCAGGTTCAGTTTTCCATCGCCCTCCAGTTGAAAACCAATCTTTAGTAGCTAACATCCCTACCATAGCCAACCCTGCAAATAAATCCCTTGCGTTAAAATCATTCATGTTTTCCATGTACCTCTGGTAGCATTAGTTCACGACACTTGCGCTTAACTTCTTGTGGGTAGTCCACACTGATTTCCGCTAACCGACAGTCGTACTGAACCTCAACTTTAGTAATAGCTGAATGTGATATTTCCCACATCGTATGTGCAAAGTAGATAGTCCCACAACATATCGCAACGAGCACCAAGGCATGTATCGCGTTAGTTATTTTTTCTTCCATGCTTAGGTCTCCCAACGTTTAATCAATGCTTGAAACTCATTTAGCTTCTTACTCTTTTCTAGCATGCCCTCTACGTTCGCAACACGTTGGTTAATCTCAATGAGGGTTTTAGTATTTAAGTCGATTGCCAGTGCCGCCTTCTCCATCCACTCTAGGATAAAGTCTAGTACGTCAGGCTGTTGCGGTTGTTCTTCAGGCGCATCCCATTTCTCTATCAATTCATCTATCCTGCTCTTCTTAGGTGGTTGGGTAAATAACTCATCTTGAACAGGTGACAAGTCATCGTGATTAAATATTTGTGTATGTTTGCCGTTGTGAACATAAGCTTGCTTAGGCTCGTAGTTACGTAGCCACTTCTCTAACTGCGCCATAGAGTAATCACCGAATTGTGGCATCCTCATTAGTGCCTTTGGGTTGAGGTGAAACACATGCCATACCACATCCTTATTTGGGTAGCCTTCTGCACGTAGGCAGTTCTTCACCCTATTACATACACGTTCTTTAGTTAACCAATCTTCAATCTTAGCCATTTTATCTCTCCAAAATATATAAAGTTATCCCTGAGTTAAACCAACAAGCAATGATGCGAGCACAAGGATAAAACCCGCATATGCAATCCAACCTAAAAACTCTTTAGTCTTACTAGTTTCTTTCTCTACATGAAATCCACTGCCGAAAGCCTCACGTGTAGTACGTGGATGATGAAAGTCATGTCTGTTGTAGCCGTCAAACCTACTCATATATTCTCCTTCGTTTTGGTCTATCGAATTTCTTATACGCTTCATGTAATGGTATTTTGTTTAGGATAGATTCAGCGAGTATCATTTTGCTTACATTGAGTACAAGCGAACCGACTTCTAAATCGTCGAATATCCAATATATAGTATCAGACACACGTTGCCCTACACTAGGTATCTCATTAGCATCTTGCAATAGTTTTAGTACGGAAAGTTTTGATCGAATGTCAGCAGGGATATTATCCTCTGATGCATAAGTAGTACGTGACGTAATCTTACCCATGTGACCATAGATAATTCCTTCGATGCCGTTCTCTCCAAGTGTTAGTTCTATCATGTGTACACCCCCCTAGATGTATATAAATACGTGACAGGGTATTCACTGTACTCCAAATCATCCTTGATGTAAAGTACCTGCAGGTAAATTAATAATGTCGTAATGTGTGCCCTCCTTAAATAGTTGTTTTTTAACGTCATCATAGGATTTTGCCGCATACCATCTTTGATATACGAGCGATGATAATACGTCAAGGTATCGGTCCTCAGGAATAACTGATGGGTTGTGTATAAATTCTGCTTTAAGCACATAATCCATACTGGATTCTTTTGGTACTTCCAACCCCAATGTCACCATGTATGACTTAGCCCAATCTAAGAACGGCTTGTACTTAGCACGTGCTTCCTTAGACTTAGCGCGATTGACTACCTGCTTGGTTGGTTGCCCACCACCTGTTATTTCCCTAGTGACAGTGTTGAGTGTTATCGTATCCACTAGCTTGTGCCAATGTGATGGCTTGTCCTTACAATCAGCCTCCCAATTAGTCACGCTGATAGTCTGCTTGTTGTATACAAATATAAAGTTATAAGGTAAGCAGTGACCAAAGAACTCACGGGTAGACATCGTGTTCCACCCACCTAGCGTCATGACAACCCTACCATCCCGATGGTATGTGGCTACGTCTGTGTCGTACATACGGCACGCGTAGGTATCATCATCGATCTTAACAACACGCAAGTGTTGCTTGGTACGTCGTTCAAGTGGTCGGATGTCATCCTTACCTCTAATTGGTGCAGTGGTAAGATACTTTTGTTCTAACTCGTAAAAGTCACCAATTCTAAAATTGCATTCTGTTATGTAAGACATATTATTTTCCTTCCTGTATTAGTAAATATAATTCAAGTTGTGCATGTCGCTTTGCTTCTGCTGAACTGTTGTATCGTTCATAGCTGTAGATAGGTTTATCTTGCACATTATGTATAACCCAACTATACAAATCATCCCCCATGTTCTCATCTTTAATTCTCCGTATCGTTATGTGGATGTTGCGTAATTTAACGATTGCTCGGTAGGTGTCGCCATCCAGTTCTGCTCGGCTTTCCATTCCTTTATCCATTCCTCATACTCCTCTGTTGAAGTGCGATAGTCATCCTCGTTGCGTAATGTTAATAACAAGTCTTGATGCCAATCATGCACGATGTCGAGCAACTCACTTTCAAATTGGTCATGATTGGTTTCTAAATCATAAAGCTCTTGGACACTGGTTCCCGCAAAGATACCCTCGCTGAACTCATCCTCCTCATGCCACCACCCATAGTCATCGTAATCTCTAACCTCTAAATGCCCATTGCGTGATGTCCCCCACTTAAACTTAATCATCCCTTCCTTAAACATCTGTGTTAAAACTGGTGATACTTTCATAAGGCGATCGAAATGTTTTTCAACGAACAATGCTTTGTCATATATCTGTCCTGTACTTGCACAAGTGTTATGGTACAAGTCGAACCCGATACTATCCTTATCAATCTCAAAGCCTAGCTGAACTGCTTCTTGGGCAGCATCCTCCAATATCCAATCCCACCACCCGTACTCGTCCCATTGCATCTCGCAGAACTTCTCATAGCTTGGTACATCAGTGTTGTCTACTTGCATGATAGTCCTTTCCATATATCCATGACTTAACTGTATGTGTGCGCTTGTGTATTAACCTAGCAATACTCTTATGCGACACGCTTGCATGATGTAGCTTTAATAACCGCGTTGGTTCAATGTTCATTTCTTTCTCCATTCTGCTAGGTCAGCTCTAATCAACTCAACCACATCAGCATTCGTTAGTTTTGCTACTGATTCAAAATGATCGAAGTATTCATCCACACTATTAAAGCCTCGCGCCTTGTGATATTTATATAACTCATACTGTGGTTTAATTAAGTTCTCTGCTTGAATACCTTCTATACCTGAACTCCATGTGGCATTACTTATCCCTGTATTTGCTGTATGTGCGGTATGTGCGGTAACACCTGTACCACCATTACTAATTGCTATACTCATCGCTTACTCCAATTCTCAAATTCTTGATGAACGACCTGATTGACTGGCTCACCTGTTAGCTTCGCAACATCCTCGAATGATGCAAGTAATGCATCGAATGTATCGAACCCTAACTCTCTACGCCACAAGTCATACTTGTTAGCTTGCTTGATACCTTCATAGTGCAAGCCCATCTCGTAGGGGTGAGCTGGTGCGTTAATTACTCCAGCCATAGTCAACCTCCATTCTTACTGTGCGACCATGCTCGGCAACCACATCAGTCGTCATAGCCCACAACACAGGGATGTCAAAGGTTGGGAACCGATCGACGTAGCCATCTGATAACATCACAACACACTCATGGTTCATGGGCTTATTTAAGCCCAGCCAGTCTGCAACACATTGAGGCGCAGTACCACCACCGCCTACAGGCTTGAGTAAGTTGTCTAGGTTCTCGTACTGACTAGGCTCGAATGACTGCACACCACACACCTCTGTGTCCCACCATAGAATATCCACACCCGATGGTTGCAACTCGATACATAGTTTCTTAATCTCACCCATGAACTGACCGAGGATAGCCCCACCAATACTGCCTGACATATCAGGGCATACTGCGATACGACCGCACGTTGTAGAGATGGCACTAGGAAAGTGTCCCATGTGTGACATCCGTCTGTTTAGTTTAGACCAACTGCTCTCGTCACGACCTGCCATTACTTGTTTAAGGAACTCAGCTAACTCAGCTTTCCAGTCCACCTTACCTGCTAACACATCATCTATCACACGTGGGCGGTTGCCTGACATCTTGCCTGCAAGTTGCTTACCTTGTCTGATAGCAATCTCAATATCCTTAGCAAGCGTTTCCAATTCCTCCTTGCTCAAGTCTGCACCTTCCCAGTCATGCTCATCCATACCACCTGAACTAGGATAGCCTTGTGTTATTTCGTTACCACTTACATCTGATTGACCTGTCATACAGTCTTGAGGGTTTTGTTTAGATTGCTTCTCTAAGTCCTTGAATATATCAATGACTGTCTTACCTTTGTATGCAGGATTGAACAGACCACCATTAGGCATAGTGATAAACTTATCTCGACCATCCTGTTCTATGAGTGAGTTGTTAATCCAGTAGTCGCATGCCGCGTTAGCACGTTGAGCATCAAGCGTGTGTAATTGCTTGTAGATGTTCAAGTGTCTAGCCATCTTGTGCATTGCTTCGTGTAGGATAATAAACCTACGTTCAGGCTCGGATAGCTTAGTCATGAACTCACGACCATACATTACGTTCTTACCATCTGTGCAAGCAGTCGGGATGTCATCAACCACAGACCACTTACCGAAACACAAAATACCACCCATCCACACCCATGTTTTGTTACCCATGATTGCGATGTTCTGCTTCTTAATATCTTTAACGATGTCCATATAACCTCCAAAGTAGTGGGCTTAATTAAGCCCGTTAAGATTTGTAATACTCAGGCTCACTACATATTGCTTCGCATATATCTGCATTGGTGTAAGTCTTGAATTTACTAATTACAGGAATCCATTTCTTTTCACCTATGTTACGAATCCAATAGTCACCCCTTTTGTTCTTGCGAACTTGAAGCCCGAACAATTTTGCAACTGCATTGACCTCATTCATTGTCATGTGAAATTCTCCACCACATGCTCATACACTTTCTGTATAGGCAAGTCCCAAGTACCAATCGCATGGATTTCTCGGTCGTTAGCTACTGTGTACTGGAATGTTTCTATATCACCATCACGATGCAACAACACCCTGTCCATCTTTAACCCATACAATCGTAGTGCGCTATTCGCTTCTGATAATGTCATGATTACCACCCCAATTTATCTGATAACTCATCGACCTGTGCCTTGACGTGCTTACGGATAGCATCACTATCACGTATCTCTTTCATATCCACACCATGCAAGGTATTCTCTAGCTGTCTGCGTGCTTGTTCTAACTTCTCATCATGTGTTACGTTCATAACAGAAAGTAGGCTACATAACTCAATCGCATTGTCTAGCACGCTATCACGGATGATTTTCTTAGTGCCGTCTGTGTTGTCTGCGAGGCGGTCGCTGATATGCTTAGTTACTTTATATAGTCTGTCCCATAGGTCTGTCATTGCCGCGTTGGTACGTTCTGCATACACCTTCTCATACTCTGCTTCTAATGCTTCTGCGATGTCATGCGATACATCCACACGGAAATCACCACGTTCAGGCAATGGTAGGAATGTAAAGCCGAAGCCGAACCGCTTAGCCACCTCTGATACATCGGGATACTCTGACCTATCGAACATCGTACCCATCTTAAATGCTTGTGCTGATACTAGATTAGGATAGATATTGATAAAGTCCTGTGCCATTCGATCGAACTCAGTGCGCATATCATTGAGCCAATCCTTTAGGATAATAAAGTTACGGATGTCGCACATACGCTGACCGCTATCTGACCACGGCAATGTTTTATAGTAGAACTCGACACGCGCTGACGATACCCATTTTTGTAGCTTATCTAACTGGTCGACACCTGCTAACAAGTGCTTGTTGAATCTACCTGCATCCTCGTTAGCACCTTTGCGGTCTGTTACTTCCTTTGATACTTTCTTATCTAGCTTGCGAAAGCTAGGCATACGGATGTTTAACTCTACTAAGATTGCTTGATTACTTAAATTGATTTTGTCCATGTTGATACTCCTTAGTTATATTCACAGCTAATACTTGTTGTTGGATATAGGAAATGCTCTACGCTATCACCGCCTTGTTCACTCTCGATGTCATCGCTTTCCTCACCTACTCGCACGAACTCATAGTTAAGTCCTTGTTCCTCGGCATTGGCTAACAACCTAGTCCATCCTTTGACGTCCTCGAAATCGTCATACCACTTAACATCATCGCATTGCATGTCTAGGATTTTGATGTGCTGAACAATCACACCCTGCACATCTTTGTACACCACCTCAGTAAATCGGATGTTGTCCTTGAACCAATTACTGTCATCAAATATGCGAGGCTCTGCTAACTTCTGACCTGCTATGAACGCATCAAATAACTCTAAGTCATCTGAATAGATACAACTTTTTACTGCACTTCTATAACCCATAATAACCTCCAAAGTAGTGGGCTTAATTAAGCCCATGTTGATTAGATAAACTCCTTAGTGAATGTTGTTACCCATTGGCGCATGGCAGGGCTACGCATCGCTACCTGTGCTTTTGATTTGAAGATGATGCGACCTGTGACTGCTTGAATCTCAGGCTCAAGTCTGACCATGTAGGTAGATGTAGCATCTGCATTTTTATCATCAAGCCCTGAAGCTAAGCGTGTCGATAACAACAACTGACTAGCTAGGCTGTCGGGAATTCGCGCATTCTCAGGGTCGTTGTAGATGGATGAACGTGATGGTAGTGTGTCCGCTAACTCTACTGTAGCCCATAACTCTGCGGTAGCAGGTGCGCCAATCGCACCACAAATATGTGCCATCGCTTGTGGCTTAGTAAGTAGTCCTGCTTCCATCTTGTCGAGTGTGTTACTTGCCATCCAAAACGAACGATTAGAACAGAACGCTTTAGTGTTGTACTTAGGATTGAAATTATACTTGTTGTTACGTTGTGCCTCCTCGTCAAGGTCGCGGTATGATTGGCACGTTTCAGGGTTCTCTCGTATAAAGTAAATAAGAGTACCATTCATGCCGTGTGCAGTACCGAACTCAACAACACTATCCGCATCGGGCTTGCTGACCTCGACTGTAGACACGCGGTTGTTTAGATGAGCAGGGAAACTATCACCCACACCATCGGTTGCAAGGTTAGATGTCGCAAAAACGATCGAGCCTTTCGGGATGGGCTTGTCTGATACTGTACGTTCTAGTAAGAACCTAGTAATCATTGGGCGTGCTACGCCTGCCATCTTACCAATCTCGTCCACCATATATAACTGTGGCTTGTCGCTGTCTAGATGCCATCGTTCGTGATACGCATTAGTTGTGATGCCGTTGTTGACATCGGGCATATAGAAGTCGGGAAAATCTAGTAGTGGTGCATCGAGATACACGCATTGGTCTTGTCCCCATCCGAGCTTAGCTAGGATGTCATTACGCAAGCTAGACTTACCAATTCCAGGCTCACCTACTAAGATTGTTGTTACTACATCACCTGTTGTTGCAATGATAGCTGACGCATCAGCTAGTGATACTACGTTATTGATACCTTCCATGATACTCTCCAAAGTGATGGGCTTAAATAAGCCCAGTGATTAAAAGAACTGCTATTACTACACTTACCCAAAACACTACCTTATCCCAGTCATCAGGCTTCATCATCTACCTCCACGTCTGTAATTTCAAAATTATCACCATCAATTATTTCATCGGTGCTGAATCCTTCATTGTTCGCTAAGGTCTCTGCTTCATCTGCATCCATAGCCCACACATCTTTCCGTGAGTACACAGTTTCACGGGCATACACATGATATAGCTTCTTACCTAATAACTTGTTGACTGCTTCCTCTGTTGGTTGGTCTGTCATGCTACACCTCCTTTATGACTACTGTTTAACCCACGAAGTAATGCCATGTCTGTTACGACAATATAATTTGATTTGGGCATTGGCACTATTGTGTGCTTGAATGACCGCGCATCTACCTCACCACAATCTAAGCACGTGCGATAACCTAAGTCCCACCGCGCTTGCTTGACCTCTACCTTACATACTTGACAGTAACTCATAGCCACACCACCTTATAGTTTTTGTTCTCATAGTTAGTTAATGCTTGTGCTGATTTAAGCCACACAATGCCACCACCTCTAGTGTGTGGAAACTCAACGATGCCCTTGTATGATTTGAGAGCATGTTTACCTGTGTGTCTGTGGGTTGATAGGTTGGGCTTAATTAAGCCCACTGCTTTTGGATTGCTAGGCTGTGGCTGATTGTCGCGCCACCTTTGTAACTGGTCTTTCAATGTATCACTCATGATAACTCCTCTGTTAGTTAAATAATGTTAATGCTTGATATGCATACTACGGGCGCACTCACCCCTTCTGTTTTATATAGTGTGCATAATAAAACACTAACTCCACACGTTTAGGTTAAGGCATTTTCTTGGGATTGCTATTACACAACGAGCCAATACTTACCCGTAGTTTTACCATGCGTGTGGGTGTTTTATGATTTTAGATGTGATACTTAAATAACACATGATACTACTGGGCTTAATTAAGCCCACACCTAAAACACTTGTATATTGTTAAAGAACAGTACGATGGATAATCTTCCAGTCGTTAGATACATTATATCATAGGCTATAAGCCGTGTCAAGCCCCCTAAATACGTCATGTGGTTTTTAGTGGTGTTTTGTTCGATGATAGAGAATTGGATTTTTTGGTGGTGCAGAAAAGTGGAACATTACCTGTGGGCGCGGTTTTGAGATATGGTGGGAATAGGACAATGTTCCAGTTTTTTTCGTAATGTTCCGTATAGATGTGCAAAGTGGAACATTATAAAGTGCCTTGATTTGCTTGGATTTTTTGATGGTGTAGATTGATAATGTTCTTTTGTTCCGATTTATTTTGCAAAGCGTGCCTCCTACAAAAAGTCTAAAAATTAAAAAATAATTACAACACGTATTATTTAAATATTATAAAGAGCTCGTATTAATATATATTTATTTCTTTATTGATAACATATATATAAGAACATTACACTTTGGTATTGCGAAACGCTAGGTTCTATGCGCCTTTGCATGGCAAGAACATTAGACAAAAAAAGTGGAACATTATAAGCAAAATCGGAACATTATCACGCTAACGTATTGCTAAGTTATCACGCGGAATTAAACGGAACTAAAAGGATTAGCGCATACGGAACATTTACGTGGGCTTAATTAAGCCCAGTCGATTTAGCGGTGGGATTGTCAGTTGTGTTATGCGCTACGCACGCGCAGACTAGCTTCTTGGAACCAGTGTCAACTTCTCTTACTCAGCTTCGCTTCGTTCATTCCAACCAGCTTAGCTTTACAAGATCAGTTTCGCTGACTTGCTCAGCCTCGCTGGCTGAAATGACACTGGTTCCTAATAAAAAATTAGGGCAAAAAAATACCGCCCGAAGGCGGTTGGTTGGTTATAGGGGCGGGTTGTCAGGGTCTATAGATTTATACATTAGGTTTCTTGCAAATTCTTCCCAGTATAATGAATACTCTTTATATGGTGCAGGTAAGTCTTTTTTAATCTCATTTAAATAACTGGTTAATGCAACCAATTCCCCTAAATCTTTTCTAGTTATATCATTGGTGTTCATTATAAAATCCTTCTAGTAAATCACGTCTAACCATTTGGAAGCACGCATATTGCATTGGTTTCATATTGTTTGAAAGAGGGCTTAATTAAGCCCTCTTTCCCTTTCCTATTCTTCTGTGGTTTCTTCGGTTTCGGCTTCGAACACCCAACCTAAGCCTTGTGCAAGTGCTTCAAGTTTAGTGAATGCTGTTTGGTATTTCTTGCCCTTGCATTCTAGCAATGCTGTACGGAATGCCTTTGCTTTCTTGAATGCAATCACGTCATCGCTTTCGGGTTCGCTGTCATCACCCAAGAATGGTTTGGCTAGTTTGTAAATGCCATCCATTGTCATATTGCCAATGCGAGTACGTTTGCTTTTATGCGCTTCATCATTCCATGCTTCTAATGGTTTGAAGCCGTTATCAATTGCCTCTTGAATTTTCGCGGCTTTCGTAAGTTTCTGAATGACAGCTGAATGACCATTGCGCTTTGTTGGTGCAGGTTCTTTCGGGAATGCCTTCTTGAATTCAGCCTTGTAGTCATCAGCCGTTGGTGCAGGCTTGCCAATGAAGAACCCGAGAATGATACTCTCATCGAAAGCCTTACCTGATGACGCATAGGTGAAGCCTGCCTTAAAGTCTACGCCATTGTATGGTAATTCCATGTTTACAGTTTCACTAACAGCGAATGCAACCATTGTTGGTTTAAGTGTTGCTACTTGTTTTTTAGGTGTTGCCATTTGATATATCTCCAAAGTAATTAAAAGGTTTGTTGAATTGCTTGCGCCTCATCAACAGTTCCCATTATATAGATTTTTCAATCCATGTCAACCCTTTTCGTAACTTTATTTACCCCCTCGACCCCCCCCCCAACCCCCCCC